CGTCCACGCGATGGGCCAAGTGTCGAAATGTGCGGTTTTTACCTCTCTCATGTTGCCCGTGGCACCGCGCAGGTTGGCATCGCGCAGGTTGGCATCGCGCAGGTTGGCACCGCGCAGGTTGGCACCGATCAGGTTGGCATTGCGCAGGTTGGCATCGCGCAGGTTGGCACCGCGCAGGTTGGCATAGCTCAGGTTGGCACCGCGCAGGTTGGCATAGCTCAGGTTGGCACCGCGCAGGTTGGCACCGATCAGGTTGGCATTGCGCAGGTTGGCACGAACGCCTCCCGCCTCTCCTTTCAGCCAAAGTTGATGCAGGCGCAGGGTTTCGGTCAGATCGGTCATTTACGCACCTCACATTCGGTCATTTCGGTATCCCATTTGATCCAGCAGTCCATTGCTGGCCTTGGCGGCAGCACACCGTCATTGCTTACTACAGCCAAGTCACGCAGCCGCTTCACCAGATCATCAGTCATAGATTACCGCCCCCGTGATGTCCTCGTACCAGAAGTACGCCTCGCGCGGGTACGCCCAAGCCCACAGAAGGAACGCTAGTAGCGTCAGTAGGAATAGGTCACGCATCATCAATAATCTCCCAAGCTTGGAACGGGTCACGTTCGATTTCGATCTGGCGGATCAGGAAAGCGCAGTGGCCCGCCGCCCGCCGGTATTCGCGCGTAAAGTCTGCGGTGTTGCCCGCGATCCTGTCGCAGGTGCGGGCCGCAGCTTCCCGCATGTCATCGGCTGTTCTGACGATCATCCCTTTGCCTTCATCACCAGTGCCACCACCCGTTCAGGGTAACGGCGGATCATCTTGTCGATATGTGAACGGTTCATGCCCAAATCGCGGGCGAGGTGCGAGATTGAGGGCCATGCGTACTTCCCGATCTTGACCGGCGTGCAGTTGTTTCCGCCCTTTCTGGGCCGACCCACCGCTTCCGCATCGCCGTTCCTGTAGAGCGCCTGATAGACCGCAAAGCGGGTAACGCCTTTGGCGGCGGCCAGAACAGCGGCACAGCGATAAACCGTGCCACTGTTGGCGACCGGCTTGCACACCAGTTTTGCAGCGCAAGGACGGTCGCAGGGGATCATTTCATGGCGACCAGACAAACGAATTCGCCGTGCGCCCAGACGACGTTGACGTTCGAGAATTCTTTGTTCAAAGCATCGACCAATTCCCCCTGCTTCATGCGGCGCATGGCACCGGCGAGGCTGGCAGATTTGTCGAGGATGGCCTTGTCGTCGAAATTCAGCCGCTTCCATTCCAGCAGGTTGCGCTCGACAATCTCGGACAGGCAGGGGTCGGCAAGGTGGACCTTCTCGGCGATAATGAACGCGCCGCCATCGACCAGCCCCTCGGCCACGCGCCCGATGGCCTCCACGCGATCCTTCCACGGCAGGAACTGCAGCGTGAACAGAGACAGCGCCACGCTGGCCCCCTCGATGCAGTCATCACGCAGCCACGCCATCAGGTCGCGGGTGATGAACTGGGTCTGCGGCACATGACCCCGCTGCCAGACGCAACGATCCACCCCCACATACTGGACGTTGGGCCGCTTCACCGTGTCGGTCAGGAACTTGCCGGTCGAGCATCCCAGATCGGCCACGAAGGTGCCTTCCTGCGCGAGGGCGAAGGTCAGCCCGTGGCACAGGTCGTACATGTCATCGACGGCGGGGATCGATCGGCGGATGTGGCCGTCGAAATCGTGGACCTTGAAGTCAAACAAGCTTTTCATGGATCAGGCTCCCGATGTGCTGGACGACTGGCACGGTCATCCCGTTGAGGCGAAATTGCTGGGCGGTGGTCAGGCCCACCCCGTCGAGCCAGTCGTCGGGAAAACCCTGCAGGCGCATGCGCTCCGGCGGCATGACACGCCGCACGGTGTTGTCAGGATGCACGACCAGATCGGTGTAGGATTTGTAGTCGCGCTTGGCCAAGGTGCCGCTCACGGCGCTCGACGCAAAATGGTCAGAGCGTTTACGAGCAAAATAGGCAGGGAGTTTCCGCTCTCCCTCGACCGCCTCAAGATAGCTTCGACGGCGTTGCTCGAAATCCTTGACCCAGAAGGAGGCGTAGGGTCCAGAACGTCCTGCACAGTCGAATAGATCGGTCTCGCGGGGAATTCCGTCGCGGACGGCCACGATGTAAACTCGGCGTCGGGATTGGGGGACGCCGAAGTACTGGCTGTCGAAGAGCGTGTAAGCCGCATCGTACCCGATACAGGCCAAGTCTCCGAGGACGCGATGCAGTCCACGGGACCGAAGAGCGAATACGTTTTCCACGATTGCGAAGCGCGGTCGTACTGCATCAATAGCGTCTCGATACGCCGCCCAAAGTCCTGACTTTTCCCCATCAATTCCCCCTTCGCCCTTACCGGCAATGCTGATGTCTTGGCAGGGGAAGCCGCCGGTCAGAACGTCAGCCTCCACCTTGCGGATCGCGTCCAGATCGCGAACATCCTCGATGATCGGCAGATCGGGCCAGTGCTTGGCCAGAACCTTGCGGCTGGCTCGGTCGTTTTCGCAGAACGCCACCGTGCGGTAGTGTCCGGTCCGCTCGAGGCCGAGGGAGAACCCCCCGATGCCGCTGAACAGGTCGAGAACCTTCATTTGATCCACGCGGGGCGCTTCATCGGGCGCACCTGCTGCGTCGGGATGCCCGTGTCCTGACACTGCAGCATCAGGTCGGGCATCTCCGAGATCAGCAGGTCGTACGTCAGGTCCATCGCCTCCGCGCAGGCGTCCTGCGACGGCATTGCGACGTACGACACCGTCCCCTGCAAGGGTGACCCGTACGTGATGATAAGGATCGTCCAGAATGCCATCTTTTTCCTCCCATGGCGGCATAGACACCGAGACCGGAACCTTCGGCAGGTGCCCATCGGCACTGCTGGTGTAGGACCGGTTTGGCACAATGATCGTCTTCTTCTTCATCAGAACCCCCAGCGTTCGGCGCAGATCGGGCCGATGCCAGCCTCGATGCTGGCGTGATTGGTCAATTCGCGACCGCAGCAAGCGCAGGTGCCCGTACGGCGGCCATAAGCCACGGCGGCGGCAGCCGGATCGGCGGCGATGGTCTGCAGGCGCTCCAGTGTGTCGGCGCGGGCCTCACGCACCGCCTTGAAGGTGACGCCGTCGATCTTGCCCTGATAGGCGTCATCCTCGATCTCGACGACGTATAGGCAGCCCGCATTGCGGCCAGACACCGAGGCGAGGCTGATTTTGAGGCCCTCGGCGCGGTAGCAGGGCTTCTTGTAGCCGGAGGCGACGGCGGCGTCGAACATCTCGCGGATGCGGTCGAGGTTGACGGTGCCGCCCTTGGCGGCGGCCTCGGCGGCCTTGGCGGCGCGAGCTGCCTGCAGCTTTTCCCAGCCACGGTTCCACGCGGCGATCTGGTTGGCCGACAGGTACCCACGGCGGGACAGCTGATCGTGCAGCGATGCGGTGAATTCGGTGCGGCGGGCGCACAGGTCGACCCACATTTCTGGATGCTCTTCCGAGAACTCCTTGACCGCACGGCGCACCTGCTCCGCCTCATCCTCACGCTTGGCCAACGCGGCGGCGCGGCGCTTGGCGCGGAATTCCGGCGAGGTGGTGAAGAAGCCGCGCCCGCCGCAGGCGAGGCAGTAGCTGTTGCCGTGCCGGTTGGTGCCGCCCGACCACTTGCCCGTGCCGCCACACTGGCCGCAGGGGAACTGCTCTCCGACCTTGGCGTTGCGGACCTGCAGAGGCTCGTTGGCGAGGCTGTCGATGAAGGCGTCAAAGTCGGACATTTGGAAAACTCCAAGAAACATGATGTGTGTATACCTACACTGACTTTGTGGGTCGGTCAATCCCCCCCGACAAATTTGTATCGTACGATTGTCTTACGGTTGAACCGGTGGATGCTCTCCTCCGTGACGGCCTCGCCGCGCTCGACCATTTTGGCCAGACACGCCTCGATGTCTTCCTTCTTGAATTTCCGCAGCCGGTTCACGATCACCCCCAAAGTCTCCCCCTCGTCGCCCGAGATTACCAGCGAGAGGCGCATCTTGAGTGCGAGGGTAGGCGCGTCGGTTTCGCGGTCGTTGGCGGTCACGAGGCGCATCTTGATGTCGAGGTCGTGTTTGACCAGCGCGAAGGCCCACCGGACATGCTCCACGGTGCGGACGCCGCCCGCGACGGCGAGGATCAGGCTGATCTTGCTGACCTGCTCGTATCCCCGCATCATCAGTGCCTCCAGACCGCTGCGCTCTTTATGCTCCTGCGCCATCCGGTCAAAGTACTGGATGATGCTGTCGAGGAGATCGCGCGCCACGCTCTCGGTGGGGATCACGATCCGGTCGCCGTAATACTCGACGCGGGCATTGAGGGGCTTGGTCATGTCGAAAGAGCCGCCCATGGCAATCTGCTGCAGCGACAGACTGAGGTCTTCCGGCAATTTGGGCCGGATGTGGCGGGGCCGCGTGGGAGGCGCGGTGTCTGGCTCGATGCAGAGAATTGAGCGGCCAATAAAGCCGTTGGCCGCCGCCTCGTAGTCGACCAGCTCGTCGAAATTCTTGCCGGTCGTAAAGCCGATCAGGGACAAAAGGGGCCGGTCGAGGCCTTGGTCGATGGTCTGCAGCATGTGAACGATGGCGTTTTGCCGGTCTATCAAGTACGTCTTCTGGCCAACCTCGTCGATCTGCTTCTCGACCTTTGCCAGATCGCGCTGCAGCTCACGCCGGATGTCTTCGCGCATGTCGCCGGAGATCGGCAGGCGGCCATCCGCCTTGGAGTAGGCCGACATCAGGAGGCCCACGATGCCCTCCATGTACACCGCGCCGCCGCGCTTCTGGGCCGACTTGATCTTCTGCAGCAGGAACCCGATTTCGTCGACGAGGTAGAACGCGGCCTGATTTCGGGTCAGGTTTCGGGTGATCTCTTGCTCCGACTTGATGGTGCCGTGGGTGGCGGAGGCGAGGCCGCAGGCCACCATGACTTCAAGGATCGCCTGAACGATAGCCTCCTTGCCTGATCCGGACCCCGCCACGTTGAACACGAAGAGGTTGGTGGTGGCGCGGTCAAGGTCGTCGGTATAGCGCAGGCCTGCGATATTCCCCATCGCGTACACCGCCGCCATGGACGAGAGGCGCTCACGCGGGCGGCGTCCCCGCTGGTTGATCCACTCCGCCAGCTTTCCGGTCAGGCCTGGCGGGCGCAGCAGGTCGACGCCACGCGTGTCCAGCAGGTCGACTGTCTTCTCCTCGATCACCGGAAACTCAAACTCGACATCGGGGCGGAAAGTCACCGGCTGTTTCCAGCCGCCCTGCTCGGCGTAGTGGACGAGGGTGCCCAGCGTGACGGGGTTGGCCGACTTGCCGAAGCTGTGCCACTTGCTCGGCATAACCTTCGGGTCGTGCTTGGACGACTGGGCCGACCAGCTCTCCCAGAGGTCGTAGGCGGTGCCGCCGGAGGCGTGGTGCAGCGCCATGCCGACGCGGACCCACTCCTCGTAGTCGCTGTCGCTGTTCGGCACAAAGCGCAGCATCTCGGCCAGATCGTCTTGGCTGACATCCACCGTCTGGCCACCCAGCTCGGCGCGGTGGCGCTCCGGCTTCTGGATCAGCGCGATCAGGTCGGCGGGGGCCTCGTCGATGTCCTCGGCGCTTCCGTAGGCGACCTCGTACCGGTTCCCGCTGGCGTGCAGGCTGCCCGCGCCGACGATGTAGGCGGCCCCGCTCTTGAAGTCGATGCCCTTGAAGTCGGGGTGCTTGGTCAGCAGCGCCAGCCCCTTCCTGACCTTGAACAGCAGGTGCTTCGATCCGCCGCCCGATCCGGTGTTCACGATCAGGCCCGCGCCCGACACCGACGGCACCCTCTCCAGCAAACGGTCGTAGTCTGGCAGGCCGCCGTTGCGGGCATCCACATCAACCACCAGCAAGTCCCAGTCGTCGTCGATGCGGCACAGGGTGCCAAAGCCAGTGGCAAACTGGCCCATCATCTCCATCACCTCCAACTGCTCCTCGGACCAGTGCGGGGTGTGCTGCCAGTTCGAGACGAGGGGATGCTTGCCCACGGCCTTGCAGGTAGGGTCGCCGCAGGCGCACTTATTGTCGGCGGTGATGGCGTGAAGACCGAAGACGCGAAGTCCGGCCTCCCAGAAGGAGCGGTGAGACATGGTTTGCCTTGGGGTGATCAGGTGAACAGATACTTGGCCAGCTTCTCGATGGTCGCAATCGTGGGCGTCCCACCCTTCTGGTTGACGATATTCCGCACGGTGTTTTCGTGCAGGCCGGTGGCGGCGGCGACCTTGGACAGGGTGCGGTCATTCAGGGCGGCGCGGATGCGCTTGAGCTGCGTTTCGATGGCCGACTTTATGACATCATCCGGCTTGGCGGTTCGTTTCGACATTCTGTTTGTCTCCTATGCAACAAATTGCGTGTTGACATTTGCACAGGGTCAGCCGTAACGTCAACCCGCTGAGTAGAGAGAGGAGAGAGAATGAGCATTCTCGAACAGATCAGTAAGCCGAAAAACCGGCCCGTTGTCGCCACTATCTTGGGTGACGCGGGCCTTGGCAAGACGAGCCTTGCCGCCACCTTCCCGAAACCGATCTTCATCCGCGCCGAAGATGGACTGTCGTCCATTCCCGAAGCGCAGCGGCCTGACGCCTTCCCGCGTCCGCACTCGGTCGCGGACCTGTGGGACCAGCTGGCTGGCCTCATCAAGGAAGATCACGGCTATTCGACGGTCGTTATCGACAGCGTCACGGCGCTCGAGGTGATGTTCGTCGACCATGTCATCGACAGCGACCCGAAGAACCCCAAGGGCATTCAACAAGCCCACGGCGGTTATGGCGCGGGCCGCGACATGGTGTCCTCCATGCATCGCCGCGTCCGCAAGGCCGCCGAGATGCTGGTGGAGCGGGGGATCAATGTGGTGTTCGTCGCCCACGCCGACACTGTCCGGATCGAGCCGCCGGATGCTGACCCGTACACGAAGTTCTCCATGCGCCTGCACGAGAAGTCGATGCAGCCGTACGTGGACAACGTCGATCTGGTCGGCTTCCTCCGGCTGGAGACGTTCGTGACCGGCGACGGCGAACGGAAGAAGGCGATCTCGGACGGCACCAGACAGCTTGTCTGTCACGCCGTGGCTTCCAACGTGTCGAAGAACCGGTTTGGCATCACGGAACCCATCGAGGTCAAAGTGGGCGAAAACCCCCTCGCGGCCTTCATTCCGCAGCTGAAACCGAAACCCACCCCCAAAGCGAAAGGTGAATGACCATGTCCAGCTTCTGGAACCTGTCCGACGGATCGGACGCCAAGGAAGCCACCTCCGGCGAGTTTGACGCCGGTGGCGGTCGCATTGAGGTCATCCCCGACAATACGTCGGTGCTGGCCGTGATCGACGAGGCCAAGTGGGATCGGACGCAGGATCAGGGTCGCTTCATCTCGCTCCGCTGGAGCATCCTCGCGCCGGAGGAGTTCAAGAACCGGAAAATTTTCCAGAAGGTGTGGGTGTTGGACCCGAAGCCCAACACCAAGCCCGAAAAGGTCGAGCAGACCCGCGACAAGGCCAAGCGCATGCTGGCCGCCATCGACATGAACGCAGGCGGCAAGCTGATGGCCAAGGGCGAGATGCCGACGGATGAGACCCTGACCTCCTGCCTCACCAACAAGCCGATGGTGATCAGGGTCATGGTTTGGGAGATGCCTGACAAAACGACCGGCGGCACGGCGCAGGGCAACTGGGTTGGGGCCGTGTCGCCCAAGACCTCGCCCCAGTCGTCGCCGGAAGACATTGCCAAGGCGCAAGCGGCGATGGAGAAACGCCCCAAGCCGCAGGGCGGCGGGGCGGGGTCGATTTCGCGCCGCGAACTGGACGACGAAATTCCCTTCTGAGCAACCGGTGGGGGCGTTCGCGCCCCCTCCACTACCATCAACATGAACATGACATAGGAGAGATCACATGTTCGGATTTCTGAAAGAAAAGCTGTCGGGCGGCGCATCGCGCCTGTCGGGCAAGACCGACCTGCTGGAGGCCACCTGCGCCGCCTGTGCCCTGATCGCCGCCGCCGATGGCGACATCGAGGACGAAGAGGTCATGGCGACCATCGAGCAACTGACCAGCCATCCGACGCTGTCGGTGGCCTTCCAGCACTCGCAGATCGAGCAGGTCGCGAACGCCATGTTCAAGCGCGCCAAGGGCGGCCTGACGGGGCGTGTCGGCCTGATGAAAGAGATCGAGCAGGCCAAGAGCAAGTCCACCTCGGACGACCTTGAACTGATCCTCGCCATTGCCATCGACATCAGCCGCGCTGACGGCGAGATCGAACCGGCGGAAATGAAGGTGCTGGACAAGATCGCATCCACCCTGCGTTTCGATCTGCGGTCGTACCTCAATGCCTAAGACCGCGCAGTACGCCCTCTGGGCCATCGCGGTCGTGCTGGCGCTGATGCTGCTCTGGTTTGTCGCCAAGGCGGTGTTCCCCTTCGCGCTGGGCGCTGCGGCGGGCTTCGCGGCGATGTGGTGGTATCAGAACCGCGCATGACAATCCGGGTGGCCTTCGGGCCACCCTTCCTTACCCTTGCAATGAGCATGACCATGACCCGATTGACCAAAGATGCCCGCCAGACGCTGCACCGCCAGATCATGCACGGCATTCCCGACATCGACTACCTCACCCAGATCAGGCAGATCGGGCAGGAGGAGATCATCCGTTTTGCCCCGAAATCGGTGCAGACGGTCTACGCCAATGAAGGCACCCGCCGCCACCTGATGGCCCACCTCTTTAACTTGAAGCGCGGCAACGCATCGATCTTATGGCACCGCTGTTACGGGCTGACCGATGACCTCACCCTGCGGATGGATGAAGGCGTCATGGCTTACCTCAAGGAAGGCACCGTGCATCACGCCATCGCCATTCGCATCCTGAAAGATGACCTGCTGAACAAATATCTCGAGCAGGAAGCCCTGCGCGAGAGCGTGTCGAAGCGCCTGAAGGCGAACCTTGAGGCCGCGAACACGATCAAGCAGCTGTATGAGACGCTGGAGCCGGAATTGCACCGCTTCATCCCGAGGGAGCCGGAGGCGGTGAAGAAGGTGAACCTGCCCACGGCCATCGCGCCCGTGGTGGAAGACCTGAAGAAACTCGGATTTGGAGCCAAGTGATGGAACAGAGATCGGAAGAGTGGTTCGAGGCCCGCAAAGGTCGCGTGACCGGATCGAATATCGGGGCCATCCTTGGCCTTGACCCCAACCGCACCCGCGACGAGGTGATGCGGGAGATGGTGCGGACCTATCACGGCCACCCGCGCGAATTTCAAGGGAACATCGCCACCCAGCACGGCGTCGTCCATGAAAACGAGGCGCGGGATGATTTCTGTTACGCCACCGGCGCTGAGGTGGTGCCCGCCTCGTTCTGCATCCACAGCAACATTCCGTGGCTTGGGGCCAGCCCTGACGGATTTGTCGGCGACGATGGTATCTTGGAGATCAAGTGCCCCTTCGGGCTGCGGGACCATGACGCGCCTGTGCCGTTCAAGACTGCGGCGGAGCAGCCGCACTACTACGCCCAGATGCAGGTGCAGATGTACGTAACCGACCGGTCGATGTGCTACTTCTGGCAGTGGACGCGCAACGACAGCAAGCTGGAGACGGTCGAATTTGACAGCGACTACATGGCCTCGATCTTCCCGAAGCTGAAAGAATTCTTCGACGAGTTCCTGAGGCAGATCGACGCGCCCGAGGAGCATTTGGAGCCGTTGCGGAAGGTGGTCGACACCCCCCGCGCGCTGCAGATGATTGCCGAGTATGACGACCTGACCCACGCCATCGAAGTGGCCGAGGCCCGCAAGAAGGAGCTGCTGACCGAGATCGTCAAAGCTGCGGGCGAGAAGAATGCGGTGTTCGGCGGTCGCAAGCTGACCAAGGTCGAGAAGCAGGGGTCGATCTCGTACGCCGCCGCCATCAAGGTGTTGGCTCCCAACGCGAACCTCGAACCGTGGCGCGGGAAACCGTCCAGCTATTGGATGCTGAAATGACGCTGGAGGAGGAAAACGAACACCTGCGGAGGGCCAACATGTCCCTCCAGCGCAGGCTGGAGGCGGCCCGCCGCGATGCCCTGCTCTATGCGGCCCAGTTTTGTGAGGATCACCATATGGTCTGGACGGAAGGCGAGGGCTGGGGATTGGTTTCGACCAAAGGGCGCGATCATGGCGGCCAAGCCTACGCCGCCAAGCTGCGGGAGATCGCGAGATGACCCTGAGACCCTACCAGCTGGACAGCCACAACGCAGTCGTGGACTGGATCAAGAAAAACCGCACTCCTTGCCTGATCGAGGCGGCCACGGGCGCGGGCAAGAGCCACATCATCGCGGCACTGGCTGACACGGTCCACAGCATTTCCAAGGGCAAGCATGTCCTTGTCCTGCAGCCCTCGGCGGAGCTGGTGGAGCAGAACGCCGAAAAGTACCGCGCGACCGGCGCGAAATGCTCGATCTTCTCCGCGTCAGCGGGCGAGAAGAGCTTGCGGCATCCGGTGGTGTTCGGCACTCCCCTGACGGTCAAGAACCGCATCTCCCGCTTCGGCTCTCAATTCGCGGTGGTGATCATCGACGAGTGCCACGGCATGACGCCCACGGTGCTGTCGATCATCGACGCAATGAGGGAGGCCAACCCAAATCTGCGCGTGATCGGCCTGTCGGCCACGCCCTACCGCATGGGGACCGGATACCTGTTTGCCCAGTGGCCAGACGGCAAGCCCGTGCGCGAGGATGAGACGAAAGACCCCTATTTCGGGGCCTGCGTCTACCGCATCCGCGCGCGCAGCCTGATTGACATGGGCTACCTGACACCGCCGGTGATCGGATCGGTCGGCGTTGCATCGTACGAAACACTGAACCTGCAACTGAACGGGCGCGGGCAGTTCGACGCCGCCGACATCGACCGCGCTTTCCATGGGCAGGGCCGCAAAACTGCCGCGATCATCGCCGACATCGTGGGCCAGTCGCGCGACCGGCAGGGAGTGATGATCTTCGCCGCCACCGTGCGCCACGCGCAGGAGTGCATGGCCAGCCTGCCGCCCAGCATCTCCGCGCTGGTGACGGGTGAGACCCCCAAGAAGGATCGCAAGGCAATCCTCGCGGCTTTCAAGGCGCGCAAGATCAAGTACCTCGTCAACGTGTCGGTGCTGACCACCGGCTTCGACGCGCCGCATGTGGACGTGATTGCCATGTTGCGGGCCACGGAGAGTGTCGGCTTGCTGCAGCAGATCATCGGGCGCGGCCTGCGTCTCGACACCGGCAAGACCAACTGCATGGTGCTGGATTATGCCCAGAACATCGACCGGCACTGCCCCGACGGCGATATTTTCTCGCCGGAAGTCAGAGTGAAGGGCGGCGACAAGGGCGAGGGCAGCTTGTCTTGCCTCTGCCCTGATTGCGGGGTCGAAAACGAATTCTCGCCGCGCCCGAACGACGAGAATTACGAGGTTGACGAGAACGGGTACTTCCTCGACCTCGACGGCAATCGGATCGAGACGGAGTGGGGCGCGATGCCAGCGCACTTCGGTCGCCGATGCCTCGGGATGTCCACCATCGCGGGCGATCTGGTGCGCTGCGGATACCGGTGGACCTTCAAACCGTGCCCATCCTGCGAGGCCCCCAACGACATCGCGGCGCGCTATTGCACGTCGTGCAAGGGTGAGATTGTCGACCCCAACGAGAAGCTGCGGCTCGACTTCAAAGCCCTCAAGCGTGACCCGACGCAGGTCCAGACCGACGAGGTGATTTCGTGGCGGATGATCCCCAGCGTGTCCCGCACCGGCAAGGATACCGACAGGGTTGACGTGGTGACCCCCTATCGGTCATTTTCGTTCTGGGTACTGCGCGCTCCGACGTTCAGCCGCGCCATGAAAGACAGGGCGATGCTGGATGGGCTTGGCGGGCAGCAGCCGATGACCATTACCTATCAGAAAGACGCGGAGACCGGATTTTACCGCGCCATCGCATACAACAGGAAACCCGATGAAGCTCCCGCAGGACATCCCGATCTGGGGAAACGTAAAGTATCGGGGCGCATGCCCCAAGGAGACGCTGGAGCAGGTGACCTTTTTTGCGCGCCTGCGGCGGGAGTTTCCTTCCAGCTATGGCCTGCTGGCGCTGCATCCACGCAACGAGGGTAAGCGCACCCACCTGCAGGCGGCCAAAGAGAAAAGCGAGGGGATGGCGACCGGCGCGACCGACATCGTCATCCCCGCCGCGCGGCCATTCGTCTGTGAGTTGAAGCGCCGCGACCACACGGTCAGCTCCATCGCCGACGAGCAGCTTGCCTATCTGCGCGCGGCGCAGGCGGCGGGGGCCTACGCCTGCATCGCGCTGGGCGTGGACGCGGCGTGGGAAGCGTTCCAGCACTGGCGGGAGCAGCGCGATGTGGCGGCCTGAGCTGCGGCCCAGTCGGCGCATTGAGCGGGTTTTGCGGGGCGAGGTGCGTCTTGAAGACGAAGACCCCTCGATCCAGTCGGCCTGCTCGTTCTATATCTATCAGGGCGCGAAAGAGCTGCTGGCCATTCCCAGCAAGGAAGCGCGCAGGCGCGCACTGACAAAGGTGCCGGAAGCGATCCGGCCCCACATCGAGAAAGAAGCATGGCGGATATACGACAGAAAGGTGGGGCGGTGAGGTTCTTCTTCACCATGAACATGCAATCCCGCAGTGGAAATCCGACCCATCAGGTGATCGGGGTGGTGCGGGGGGTAAACACCTTGGAGGCGCTGCGGGATGAGGTCGAGGATCGGGATTTCCTGATCGTCGAAGAATTCTACAAGAGGCCGGAAGGTGGCTTCTACAGCGTGGGCGAGATCATCCTGAACACCATGCACATCGGAAAGGTCAAGATCGACGCTTGACGGCGCGAAGCCGCTGGGAAAAGGTGTAAAAATGCCTTGGGAAAAGATCAGCCGCTCACCCGAACAAAACTCTCGCTACAAGCGCCGAGACCGTCCATGCACATCGCGCAGTCCGGACCGGCCTGACGCGGCGTATCTGATGCTGCCGCGCGACATGGTGAGCGCAAATCGGGTGTCGATCTACACCGGAAAAGATGGCCGGATCGCATTCGAATTCGATGTCGCGGGAGACTATGCGGTGCGGCCAACCAGCCGCACCAGCTACACCATGCGGATCACGATCCCGAAGGCCTTGGCCCAGTCGATCCGCTTCGGATTAAATGATGTCGATTTGGAGCGAAACCCAGACGGGTGGCTGATCCTCACGCCATGATGTAGGTGCGGAAGAAGGCGTCCACCTCCGCATCGGACCGGCCCTGCGCCATCGCCATCATCCCCACCAGCGGGTCGAGGCGGTCGACGTAGGACGGGCGCGCCGCTTTCGCCTTCGCGGCGAACCGCTGGCTTTCAGGCAGGAGGTTGATGGTCGCCAGCACCGTGGGCGGGAGGGTGCCGGAGAGCCAGACTTCACCATCCGCCTCGCTGATCCAGTTTTCGGTCACCAAGCCGATCAACATCTGCGAGAAGGACAGGCGCATCCCTGCGCGCTCGGCCTGCAGCAGCTCCTCCGGAGTGGGTTCTGGATCGGGCGGCACGGCGACGAGGCTGTACACCCCGTCAGTCCAGCCGTCAGCTGCGGGAGACACCACGTCTCCGCTGGGGAGGCTGAGCCAGCCGCCCTCGGCCACAGTGCTGATCACTTGGCCATCTTGCATCAGGTTCAGCATTTATCGCTCCATCACGTTAGAAGGAAAAGCTTGCAGCCACGGTCAGCTGGATGCTCGTCCCGTCGGGGTCGTAGGTCACTGTCGCGCCGCTCGTCGACGTGTCGACACCCACAATCGCTTGCGCGGTCGGGGAGTATACGCTGTCGCAGTTGGTGATGGTCGCGCCGACGCCGGAGAAGTTGTTGACCGCGCCGACCACTGAGAAGCCGTTTGCGCCAGTGGCGATGGCCACGGTGTCCCCGTTGGTATAGCCAGACGCCACCGTGGGCAGAGCGGACACGTTGTCCACGACGACGATGATCCAGCAGTCTGCGGCGGTCAGGGTGAACACCCCGCTGGTGTCGGTGCCGAGGTCGATCTTGAAGATGCCGCAGGCGTGGCCGTCTCCAAGGTTCGAATTGGACCGGTTGATCACGGCGGTCGCGGTCACGCCGTTCACGGATGGCGCGGCCACGGTGACCGAGCTGGACGAAAACCGCGCGCCGATCAGGACCGCAAACTTCGAATTCGCGGAGAGGGTTTGCGTGAAGCTGGCGGTCTTCTTGTAGACTGTGAGGGTCGGGGCAGACGCCAGCGAGACGATGGGCATCAAAGGGAAGCTCATTGCAGGGCCTGCACGCTGGCCAGCTTGAAGCCGTTGCACTTCGTGATGAACACGAAGAATTTGTTCCCGTTGATGGTCGTCAGGCTGTCACCCGCGACCCTATTGAAGCCGGTAAAGGTGACCGCGCCCGCGCTGGCGTTGTTGGTGATCTGGATCACCATCGTGTAGTCGCCCGATCCGGTGGGGGCGGCCAGCGTAAATGCCCCGCCGTTGACGATCCGCTTGAAGTTTCCACCGCTGGGGTCCGGTGTGTACGTGGTGCCAGCCGTGAACGTGCCATCGTCGTCGGTGGTGGCGGTGATGCCCGCGTACGACAGCGATTGCACGGCGGTGTTGGTGGCTGATCGGCCCGCGATCACATTGTTGCCGCCCACCGTCATCAATCCGGTTGAAGTGACGCGCATCACTTCAGACGCCGCCGCACCGGCAGCCATCAGGCGCAGGACAAAGTCAAAATCCTCGGTTCCGGTCGCGACATCCGTGGCGACCACAGCCATCTGGCCGCCGACCTTGGTGACGCCCGCCGCAGTCTCCGCCGCGAATGCCACCATGGGTCCGATGCCTGCGGCGGGCGTCCCGCTCGATTGGCTGTCGAGGCGCAGGGCTTCGGTGTCGGTGTTCGTGGCGGCGGTCGTCGCCGTGACCGTCACTTTGGTGCCGTTGTAGGTGAAACCGGTGCTGCCAGTCAGGCCAGTGCCGTCGCTGTAGGAAACGTTCCCCGCCGCGCCCACCGAGACAACCGAGTTGTCTGCGGTGTAGAAGTTGACGGTGCCCGCCGAGGGACTGGTCGCGTAGATGATGCGGCGGCCATTCTGCGGGATGATGACGGAGGTTCCGGTGTCCACGCTCTTGACGGTCAGGGTGAACGCGCCGGTTGTCGCGTTCGACACGATCCACTCCCCGCAGACCCCGCTCGGCACCTGATAGGTGGTGTTTTGGGTCAGGGTGCCCGTGAAATTCAGGATCAGGTTCCGATACTCGTCCACCGTGAGCGTATTGGTGGCGGGAACCCCCGTCACGTTCTTGCTGGTGGTGCCGCCCAGAGCGGCGTCGAGGTAACCGAAGTTGTTGTTGAGCGGGCCGCCCCAGTTGGTGGAGTTGATGGCCGGTTGCTCGAGGCCTTTGTTGGTCGTCGCCATCAGATGCTCCTGTTCGCCACCTCAAGGGCATGCGCGATATGGTCGTCGGGCATGTCCAGAAGGGTCTCGGTTCCCTTGCTGATCCCCTTCTTAGCACGTTCCGCCGCGCCCACCAACTGATCGGCCAGCTTGTCGTGGTTCACGCCCACGCGGCCACCAGCCTTGCGTTCCGTACGATCCGTCAGTGCCGTGGACATCCCGCCGCGCAGGCCAGCCTCAATGTTTCCGATATCGTTGCTGGAGTTGACCAGCTGGTTTTCGAGGTAACGCTGCACGGCGGGGCGCATTGCCTGAGAGGCAATGGCGTCTTTCGCGCCCTGATAAAGCGGCCTCGCAACACCGGCTGCCACACCTGCGGCGGTTAAGGCTGGGCCAAGGCCCGCAAACTGAGCCGCTTGAAGTGCGCCAAATCCCATCCCTGCGGCTGTCGCGAGAGGGCCAGCGCGGCGAACAGCGGTATCAAGCAGTCCGTGCCTTCCGGCGGCTGGAAGGGGGGTCAGCAGCTGCATTCCAGATCGAGCAAAGTCCCCGATCTCCCCCCGCGCGCCCGTGACGATGCCTGATTTGTCCTGCTTTGCCAGCGCCGCCATTAAGTCTTTGGGGGTGATGACGCCCTCCAATCCCGTCGCCTTCGTGACCTTCAAGGCGTCTTCGACGGCGAGATAGTTACGATATTGGTCGCGCGCCAATCGCCACGCGGCAATTCGTTCCGGCTGACCCATTGCGCGCATGGAGTTTTCGATGGCGTCGTCGATGGCGTCCCGCAGACGGAATGCTGTTCCGCTGATGCCGCTGTTCGGGTGATACAAAAGCTCACCCAAGTTCGAGCGCCACGCGGTCAAGACATCGGCATCAATCGGCTGACCCTGATTGATCCGGCTGATGATGTTGCGGATCAGGGGCAATTTTTCGGAACTCGGCGTCCTCTCTTGATAGAATTTTGCCGCCTCCGAGACCTTGGTGGAAAAGGGGAGAGACGGCGGAACAACCACCTGATCAAGCGCGTCCCGCATGTCGCCCACGATCCGAGACCGTGCGGTGTTCATTGCTTGGGGCGTGGCAAGATCGTCAGCAGACCCCAAGAATTTCATCGTGGCCGAGGTGAACGCTTTGGCTTGGGGGCTGTCCGGAGCCGCACCAGCGATAGCCTGCCCAGCGGGGGTATCAGCCTCCATACCGACGATATTGGGGTTGTTGGTGGCGCGACCGGCGGTCACAGGAACGCCACGGGCGCGCATGTCTGCGGCTGCCTGCAGGCGCGCCGGATCAGCCCCACCAGCGGGCGAAATGATGCTGCGGACGCCGTTTTCCAGCTTGTTGGCGGCGTAACCGCCAAAGATTGATCCGGCGAGGCGTGCTGCGGGTTCCGCCCACTGGCTGTGGGGGTAGTACTCCTTGGCTTTTTCCGCCAGATACTCGCCGCCAACAGCTGGGGCCACGGCGCTGGCAATCCCGCGACCAATGGCTGGGAGCGCGCCCGCGCCGCCCGTTGCGGCAATGGCGACCGAGCTGGGCACCGCCTCACCGATGGCCCCAGCGTACCGCCCCGCGCGGGTCTTCGCCTCATAATCCATCGCGCCCTGAGGCAAAGACGACCGAAGATCGTCAGACACGCGGCTGCCCCGAATTCCGGATTGCATGGTCAATGGATTGCTGGCCAAAACGCCACGCTCAACCCAGTCGGGAATGTCGTAGCCTGTGGCGCGCTCACCCATATGCATGACCCCAGAGACAATGTCGCTGGGCAAGTCGGCAAGGCCTGCCGCGCCACTGAGCATGCGCGACCCGAACGATTTCCCCACATCTGCCGCGATGTCAGACGCCGCAATGGGTTTTGGGGCCTGACCCACCGCCCTCAAAAGCTCATCGTCACTGGGTCCAGCCGCACTTTTGATAGACGGCGCGGGCGGTTGTGCCGCGCGCAGCAGGTCATCGTCGCTCAGTCCGCTGAGGTCAGTTTGCGCCATTGGTCGGCTTCCCCCATGTTCCATCGGGCTTCTTCACATACCCACGCCTGATCAATTCGGCCTCAGCCGCCGCAGGGTCAACCGCCTCGCCTTTGAAGATCGGCATGCTCTTCTTGGCGTTTTCATAGTACTCCGAGTAGGGATGCGTTTCGGAGAACCACTGCTCGTATGCAGTCTGGTCCATTTCGCGGCCTGGGTTGGCTGCGTTCCACTCTGACCGCAGTCGATACCGGTCTTGCTCCTGCAAAAGTGCGGCCTTCTGCATGGACAAGACAGTCTTGACGGCCTCAGGCTGCAGGTTGGGGCTGGCCGAAATGCTCTGCAGCACACCCAGCTCTTTGTCGGTGCCAGGCAGGCCGTTCAGCTGCTGGATTGCGCCGTCTGCGGCAATCTTCAGGGCCTGCTCGGCGTAAGCTCGATTGGCTTCGACGCCTTCCGGAACCGGAAGACCGAGAGCAGCCGCCACCGCGCCGAAGTTGCTCAGCTCGTTGGTCAGCGCGCCAGCCTCCAGCTGAGTAAACACGGCGGCCTGCTTTCCGATGTTGGCCAAACCTTTGCTGATTTCCGGCAAGCGGGCATTTGCAGTTTCGCGGAATGCCGCCGTGGAGACGCGGTTCTGATCAGCCTGCGCTTGGGTGTCTCCAACGGAAATATACCCAGGCAGCTGAAACTGCTGGCCATTTTTGTCCGTGGTCATGCCGCCGGAGGCGTTGATGGCTGCCAGCTGCGCCTTGGCTTGCTCGACCTGCCTCCCAATGGGAGTATCAGGTCCAAAAATGCCATTGTCTTGAATGAACCGCTGCAGGGATGCGGGATCGTTTTGCATCGGCACTTCCCGACCGCCAATGCTCACCGCTCCATTCTGGAATTCGCGGTAGGACAGCTTATCCAAGCCCTGACCGCCGGTCGTCGGCTTGTAGGTTCCGGACAAGATGTCTTGCGCCGTGGCCGCCTCAGGAAAGGCGAGATCAATATTCATGGCGCGGGCATATTGCGCGGGCGTGAAATTGGTGCCGTTAAGCTCGTTCCATTGCATCGTGTCCATCGCGACCTGACGCATGTTTTCGAGGTTCTTGGCCGAGATATCCGCGCGCTGCTGTTCGCGGGCCATGTAAGTATTGGCCGCGCCGCCGATGCCTTGCAGGATCGACGCGCCGAGGTAGCGAGAAGGCGACGAGGCCATGGTGCCGATGCCAGACAGGATCGACAGAAGGGCATCCTTGTTTACGCGACCGTCGCGGTCATAGAACATCTGACCAAGGCGGTTGCGCTCTCCGTAGAGCTTGCCGTCACCGGAACCGCCATCAACAGGAGCGGACTGAGATGCGAGAGACAGGCGATCTCGGCCACCGGCAAGACCCCCACTGCCGCCCTGACCGGTGGTGGCCAAGACGTACTTCTGCGTCTCTGCAGGCAGGTAATCCAAGTAGGAGCCGCCGACAGCAGTGGCGCGGTCGATGGCGGAAGACAAAGCGCCTGGACCCGCATTATACGCCGCCGCCGCCTTGTCCAAGCTGCCGAAGGTTTGGTATTGGCGCATAAAGTACGCCTCCCCCAGCGCCGCATTGTAATCCGCGTCGTTGTAGAAGTGGTTCTCGTCCCACGGGAGGCCCGCCAGCTTCGCGGCCTCCGGACCCGTCGAGGGAAGAATTTGGCCAATACCGATAGCGCCAGCCGACGAGGTCAAAGGCCTGCCGTTCTCGTCGAACTGGCGGTGACCGCTTTCCTGCTTGAGGATGTTCGTACGGTAGAAATCTCGCGGCCCAATTTCAGGTTGAGACAACGCGGGGGCCTGCCCCTGCGCGGGAGCGGACGCATTGTTGATGGCAGCCCCAGCCATATTGATCACATCGGCGTCGGGTCGCGGCGCGGGAACCAAGCCCGCAGGACGCGGCTGCGGGCGGGGAGACGTGGCCAACGGGTCGGTGGGCGGCGCAGGGACCGCCGGAACCACACCTCCATCGGGAAGTTGCGGGGTGGCGGGGTTGGAAAGTGTCACCGACGGCTGCGCTGCGGTGCCCAGACCCGCAGCGCGAAACAGGGCCGGATCAACTTTGCCTTGACCGTACCCCTCAGCGTCACGACCGATGGCTCGGATCGCACTTCCGAGGTCCGCGCTCACATCTTTCGGGGCCGACGCCGCAGCCATCCGATGACGGCGCTCCTCGTCATCCACCGCGCCATCCAAAGCGTAGCCGTGGCGGCCAACCACGCCGCCGCGCTCGAACCCGAACAACGCCATGGCCATCTTGCCCGCGTCCAAGACGTTTTCGAACCCGCTCTTGGGCGCGTTCGGCGTTCCATTGGGGCGCATCAGCTCGTCGTCACGCTTCTTCTGGTCGTCCAGCGTATCAGACAGGTAGGTGCGGGTGTCGACAGGGTTCAAGCCCCCGCGCGCGCCAAGGTAGGCCGCGCCACCATCTGCATAGCCGACCAAGCCGCCGCGCCAGTTGGGCAGCCGGTCATGCTCTTTTTGCGGTTCGGTGTCAGGGTCGTTTCCATTCCACCACTTGCGTGCGGCGTCGTATTTGTCTTTCAGCCCGCTGACCGTGTCACCAAACCGGTTCATGGCGTCGAGCTGCTGCGCCATGGATTGCTCGGAATTCTGCAGCAAAGCCGGATCGGCCACCATCAGCTGGCCAACGGGCAGGTAGGCTTGCGGAACATAGCCCGCCGCGTATGGGTCTTGCGACCCAGCTTGGATGCCGTAGGGGCCAGCCACGCCGCCGCCGGTCGCGCGCGAGGCGCGGTCGTAATCGACAAACTTGTAGCCATTGCCCGCCACGCCCACCGCGTCGGGGTGCTTCTTCTCGACCTCGTCGGCCATATAGCCGACATGGGTCTGCTCGGTGTCGTCGCCCTTGTACTTGAAGGTATACACAGGCAGGCCATTGTCGGCAGTGCCGACGCGCTTGATGTCGCGCTTGAGGCGGCGGTCAGACCAGAAGGACGAGGGCTGGGTGGTAATGGTGTTCGATCCGGACAGCGCGCCGGTACCCATCGCGATGTTGGCGAGGAACTGGGCGATCTGGAACGGGTAGGCCTGTTCCTGCTGGAACTGGTTGTAGAGCGCGGACTTTCCAGCCTGCTCCGTCTGCTGGCCGAGGGTGCCCGCGTTGATCTGGGCTTCGCCCGAGGCGAGGCCCGACTGCAGCGCCTGCGACCCCAGACCGGCGTAAAGCTGGCCGCCCTGCATGAGGCGCGCCAGATCGGCTTGCGAGGCCCCCAGCTGGACACCCTGCTGCTGCTGCGCGGCAGCCAGCGCCTGATTGTAATTCTGGGCGTTCAGTCCAGCCAGTGTGGACCCCATGGCGAGGCCCTGCTGGTTGGCAAGGTTGGCCGCAGCGATCCCAGCGCGGTCGCCCCCAAAGGCACCGGATGAGACCGCTGTGCCAAGCGCGCCTGACTGCGCTTGTTCGTTGGCCTGCCCCATCTGCTTCATGGTCGCGTCGATGACCTGCTGCTGGTAGGGGTTGTAAAACTGGCTGAGGTTCAAGGCTTGAGGCTGGGCGCTCCCCATCCCCGCGCCGACCGCGTCGGCGGCCTGACCCATATAGCCCTGATATGAGTTGGCGGCGTTGTTGACGGTGTTGAAGCCGGTCTTCTGCTGATCGTTCAGCTGGGCCACAAAGTCGGCGGGGTTCGACGAGTATTGCTTAAACGGCGTGTCAGCCAGCCCCTCGGCGCGCTTGTTGACCGAATTGTAGCGGTCCATCACCTCTTTCGGGATTTGGACCTGCTGCGTCGTGGTCGAAGTTTTGCCGCCCATCAGGAGCCTCCATCCGCCGCCCCGTCAGAGAGGCCAGTTTTCGCGCCGTAGAGGAAGTATACACCAGCTGGCTGTCCGAAGACACGCTCATAAAGACGAATTTTGGCCTCCGTACGCGAAGACGACAGCACACCGATAGCCAGCGGGATGCCAAGTTCCGTCGCGGTCAGTTTGGCAAATTCAGCCAGCTTCCGTGCCCTTCCACCTTTTGCCGATCTGAACTCGGGGGCCACAAAGATGCCCTTTTCCTCCAAGATCAGCTCCTTGCTGTACCACATCTCGCCCATGGAGAGAAGAACCGCGCCCTCCAGCGGCGCGCCGACCGGTCCGATGACGCCAACGATCCCCGTCTGCCGAATGATCGCCCCCCAGATGGTCAGGGCCACCTTCTCCACCTCGGGCACCACCACGGCATTCTCTTGGCAGGCGTTGATGGCGAGGTCCATCAGGGAGTTGAAATCGGCCTCGACGGCCACGCGGACGGCGACATCATCCATCAGCTTAATCCTTGTTGACAGTCGCATTCCGACCACGGCATAACGTAGCCATGAACGAAGAACTTATCAAACAGCTTTTGCAGTACGATCCAGATACGGGAAACCTGTACTGGCGCGCGGATCGGCGCAAGTACAAGGCTGGATCGGTCGCTGGCCGCGTTCATAAAAGCAGCGGATATATCCGTGTCGAAATCGCCGGAAAGGGCATGTCCGCGCACCGCGTTGCGTGGTTCCTGCACTACGGCATATGGCCGACAGATCAGATTGATCACATCAACAAGGACAAGACGAACAACCGGATTGAAAACCTGCGGGAGGCAACGAACGGTCAAAACCGCGCAAACACACGATCTTCCAGTAAGCATGGTCTGAAGGGCGTTACCTTCAAGCCGTGGCTTAAAGAGCGCCCGTGGGAGGCCCGCATTACAAGCAACAAGCGCGTGATGTCCCTTGGTTGTTATCCAACCAAGGAGGAAGCACATCAGGCCTATTGTAATGCCGCAAAGCGTCTGCACGGTGATTTCTTTTCCGCCTAGTTCTTCTTCGGCCCCGGCAACGATTGCAGGGTTCTGATGGTCTTTTTTCGCATCTTTTTCACGAACGCATCAAGGATTTTATGGCCGTCGTCGAGCGATCCGTTGCCGAGGTGGGCCACATCCTCCGGCGGGATCACGTACTCGCCACCGGCGGCCACGATGGGAACCGCGTCGTCGGCTTCGGCGGGGCCGCCAGCCGCAAACCCGTCGGGGCGCGCGGGCGGGGCGATTGACCCCGCACCCTGCGGGCCTGAGTACGGCATGACGCCAAGCAAATTCATTGCCCCGCCGATCATGCGTGGAGTGCCAATGCCGCCCTCGAACCGGCTGCCCGACCGGCCCGCGCCGCCGCCGTCAAACATGTCGCCAAGGCTGCGGTAGCCCATGATCCCGCCGTTGCTGTCGCCGCCGCCACGGCTGGGGAACGGGTTGGGCAGGCCAAACGATCCGGTCCCGCCCGAGCCTCCCGAGCCAGAGGGCAGCGCCACGCCCTGCAGGTGGCTGGGGATGGGGGTGCCGTCGCGCGCATTGGCCTGCTGGGCGTACATGGCCGACGCGGCCCTGTTGGCTGCAACCTGCTGGTTTCCCGCCGCGATGGCGGCAGTCGCGTTCGGGTTCCCGCTGGATGTGGTGGTGCCGCCAGTTGCCTTGCGCGGCGCGCTCTGGCCGTACGGCATTTCCGACGCGCCATAGGGCAGGGAGCCGGTCGGCTGGTCATACGGCCCCACGCGCTCGAAGATCGACTTGGCGATCTTGAAGCCCGCCATCGAATTGCCCTCGCCCATCGCCGAAATGATGTCGGCGGGGATGACGTAGGAGCCGGAAGCGACGTGCATGGGCAGGTGGTCAGTGCGACCGGCCACCGTGGAGTGGATCGGCCCCTTGTGGACCTTGATCTTCCCCCCGCGCTTCATGCCGCTGCGCGCAGTGTTCAGCGCGGCGGCGATGGCTTGATCTTGCGGGTGCCCCGCGTGGACCATCTCGGAGATGTTGTGGGAGACGGTTTCGTCGGACGAGCCACGTTTCAGGGGCATGCTGTTACTCCGAATAGCTGACGACGACGGACATTCCCGCGCCCGGGACGACCAGAATTCCATTGTTCACGGGCATGTTGATCACCTTGATCCCCACAGGGTGTTCGATGATCGCCATGGGTGACGTGAGCGAACTCACATTGCTGCTGTCGTAGACCATGCCGTTGACGGACCCGCTGGACGTGATCACGCTGATGGACGCCAAGCGGCACTGGCCGGAATACACCAGCGTGGGGGCGGTGATGGTGTCGGACTTTGCCGTACCCTGAATTTTCAGGTACGTCTGCCCCAGCTGGCTGATTGCCGTGACGACATTCTTGGCTGCGGTCAGGATATCGGAGAGGGACGACATCAGAATTTCCCATCGGACTGGATGCGGTAGCGGATATTGCCCAAGCGCCAGAAGCTGCCGATGTCATTGCTCTCGATCCTGATCGAGACCAGACGACCGCGCAGGCGGGGCGTGATGTAGGTGGTCGCCTCGGTGACGCTGTACGGCCCGTGGACGCGCGGCGCTTGGCTGGGATAGTCGGCCACGTAGAACGTGATCTTGACGTTGGCAGACTGCACCCCGTCGTAGTACCCCCACTTCATGTCGGGCCACACCTGATCCACGAAGCTCTTCAAATCGCCGTCTTCCAGTGTGAACCAGCCGGTCTGGAAGTAGGAGTTGATCGGCTGCGGGTTGCCCGCAATGTCGACGGCATCGGTCGAGGTCTCGTGCTGGTAGATCACACGGTCTCCGCCCGCTCCGATAGGCGCGCCGAGGACGGACTGGTCAATCCACGCCGTGCGCGTCAGGGTGCCGAAATCCCAGCTGCCGAGGGCGACGTTCAGCTTGACGTATCGGGTGGGCACTCCGCCCGAGCCGATGGTGGGGTAGTACCACGAAATCTCACCGAAGCGCGCGTTGGTGGCGCACCGGATTTTTCCGACCTGAGACATGTCGATGTCTTGGAAGATCACATCCCAGATCGGGCACGGGATGGTCTGGACGCCGCCACCGCCGAAGGTGAAGAACTGGCTCTGCGACATCCAGAAGACCGACCCGTTCAGGGTGGCCGCCGCCTTCCGCCCGATCAGGCCGCAGCCGGTCCCGACCTCATTGAAGGACCAGATCAGGGGCTGGCCGATGTATTGCATGGTCCACAGGCCGAGGTCGGTCCAGATCAGGCCCTGCTGCGGACCTTGCATGGCGCTGACGATCTTCGACCCCTTGGGAATGCGGAACGAACCCGCTTGGTTGACCACAGTCCCCACCCACGAGGTGAAGTTGCTGATGTCACACCAGCGCATCAGGAGCGGGTCTTGGATGCCGTTGAAGGTCGACCCGTAGGCCACGATCTGCCGCTCCGGCATGGCGACAAAGCAGCCCTCGTTGACCTTGGGCGCGTTGGGCACCACCGAGGCGTAGCTACCCCCGTCGGTGGGGTTCCAGTAGTAAATCTCGCCCCCCTTGGGGTTCGCGATCAGGTACTCGCCCCAGTTGTCGAGCGCCCAATCCTCCGCGCCCGAAAAGGCCCAGACGTTGACCGACAGGGTTCCCGCTACAGTCTGGTTCGGCACCGTGGATTGGCGGATCGACCAGCTGTTGATGGTGACGGCGTTTGGAACGGCGAAGGTGCCGTTCATTAAGAAGTTGACGTTGGTCGTGGTCGCGACAAAGCTGCCAGACATCACGCCGGTGGAGCTGTTGTAGGTGATGTTTGATCCGCCAGGGTCGGCAGTCGAAATGTTGATGATTGAGGTGGTGACCCCGCCCAGCTGGCCAGAAATCAGGTAAGTGCTTCCCACCGTAAGGCCAAAGTTGAACGAGAACCGAGGGCGAAAAGTGTTCGTCCCCAGCGTCGTGTTGGCCATGGTGCGCGTCCCCGCCGTCCACGTCCCAGTCGACCCCGCCAAGTTCAGGATGGTGGGCGTCGGCAAGCTGCTGATGTTCACAATCTCTGGGCCGTACGGGTCGGGCAGCTCGAAACTGACCGTCGAAGTCGCGCCAGTGGTGGACGCGGTGACGGTCCACGTGCCGTTGTACGTCGACGGGCTGACGCCGGAGATGGTGATCTGGGAGCCGACGGGGATCGTGTACGCGCCCGAGAACGACACGGTGGCGGTGGTGCCGACTGCGGATGCGGCGGTCGTGGTAAACGACCGGCCACCCGACGCGGTCACGCCGGTCCCAAAGCCGCCCGCGCCATACAGTCCTGCGCCGTATCCCACGCTGGGCGGCAGGGTCGACTGGCCAATGTAGTACGTGATCTGCGGCTTCCCGCCGTTGATGGTCACGGTGGCCGAGCTGGAGGCGCTTTGATCGGCGGAGATGACGAACGTGTTGGTTGCCGTCTGACGTACGATGTAATTTCCATACAACGTGATACCGCCGACGGCGGTGGAGACGAGGATGGGGAAGGTTGAGCCGACCGCAAACCCGTGGTTGGGCAGCGTCACCGTGACCGAGGGAGACCCCGCCGTCGTGGTAAAGGTTGCCAGCGCGCCGCCGCCGGTGATGGTCGTGGTGGCGGGGGTGGGAATGCCAATCACATTCGTGGCGAAGATTGAGTACCGGTTGGCGGTCGAGGCCTCCGTCGAGTAGAAGCCAAACAGCACCAGTCCGTCGATGGCGACGTGGGTCGACAGGAAGATGCTGTCGTAGCTGGAGACGTTTGATCCGGTGTCGTCGATCTCCACCTCGTTCGATCCGGCAGTCGTGTTGAAGGACAGCGTAGGGCTGGCCACGTAGACCTGCGGGGACCGGTTGTAGAGCTGCGAGTTTTCGATGGTGTAGACGCCATTCTCGCAGCCCACGGCCAGATAGCGCGCGTCGTTCGTGTCAGCCCACGCCCACAGCGCCCGCACCACCGCCGTCATGGGCTGGTTGTAGTACGGCCTCCAGCCGCCGATCTTCTGCGGGAGAGCCAAGCCTTGACGGTCCGGAACGAAGCGGATCAGGTTGCTGGAGCTGATCGCGGCTTCGTTAAGTGCTGGTGTGCGGTTTTGATCAACGCCTGGCACAAGCTTGAGGGATGCGTGAGGCATGTCTTATCCCCGCGTCGGAGTGGCGATTGGCGCAGGAGATTGCGATGACCAACCCGTGCTCTCGAACTTTTTCCGCATCTCCTCGACCGACGCACTCTTCAGCAGTGCCTGATACTGACCCTCATACGATTGCGCCATCTGGGGATCATCAGACTGCCGCCCAAAGTTTCGCTGGTAGGCAGAAATGTAGATCATGGAAGCCATGATCAGCAGGTCCGGAAGGTACTGGCTGACGAACGTCGTCGGGTTCGATGCGGACATCGCGTTAGGCCGGTACGTTGCCACCACCTCGACATAATATGTCTGGTCCGGAACCGGACCCACGAAGAACAGGTTTTCGTTGAATGCGGAAAAATATTTCGGCTGCGCCCTGTTTGCAGTCAGGTTTGACCCATAAACAGCATCAAGGAATTCCTTGGTCGTCGGGAGTAGGGAGATGCGAGAAGCCAGCGGGCCATCTGGGTCCGTTTGGCCTGGCGGAACGATAAGGTTCAGCTGTTCCGTAACGACAATTGATCCAGAGCCATCTGGAAGCGTCATAGGGAAGGTCAGGTTGCGGTTGCCAGCGTCGACCTTGATCGAAGACCCATGGATAGACGTAGAGGTGTTCATTAGGTCGAGATCGCGATAAATGCGGAGTTCCGCATAGTCGATCATCGATGGAAGAATTTCCAAAAAGTTAGCGTCATCGGGTGCGACGACCGCCATTTGGGCGATCTGGTTCACATAGCTGCTGTAAGTCAGTCCCGCCACGGCGCCACCTGTTGAGATTATACCTGTTCACAGCATAGCACAGGCTGCATCGATCTGCGAGATCAGCCGCGCGCCCGTAACCACTGATGCATCGCCGCCATCATTCGCCAGTGCCTTCGCATGGTTCTCACGCGATGCCTGCGTTTCACGGCACAGAACCTCCACGTCAGGTGCGGTCAGTTTTTCCGCGCTCACGCAGCCAGCGGCGGGCAGCGTCATGATCATCGCCAAGATGCTCGTCTTCCGCATGCTTTATTTCCCTAGATGTGATTTGCCGCTGCTGGCGGCTTTGCTCTTGCAGCATTTCGAATGCGCGGATCAGTAACGAAAGGATCGCCAGCAGCAGCTTTGTCATGCCGATTTTCCGACGGGGGTGGTGGTGATAAGCCGGAGGCCCATGTTGGCAGCCCCAAGGATAATCATAGCCCACGAGGGACTGACATATTGCGTCCAATCGACGCCAGCGACCCAAGTCAGCAGCGCCATGAGAACCACGGTTGCGGCGTTCACGGCGAGCGTTTTGTAACCCTTCATCATTGTCTCCCGTTCGAAGCCGGATACATCCGGCGATCAAGTTCAAAGTGCGGGTAGTCCTTAAACGTGCGCCAATCCCCGCCCCAAATAACTGGCACATTCTCGATGGCCGCCGCAGATTTGATAATGTCTGCGATCTGACGCATAAGCCGAGGGTGGCTCATTTCTTCAAAGGTGACCTCACCGTCAGCATTCACGTCGACGAGTGCGTAAAGGTCAACCGCGTGGCCGGTAAGGTGGCGAGAATTCATGGTGGTTGATCGCTTCAGCCTGACCATTTCGCGCTGACGCTCGACTGTTCTGAGGCCCTCGGTAACGACAAAATCCATAGAGCTAACCTGAAGGGCGCGATCCAAAACTCGACGAAGATCGGGATGGATGCCCTGCATATTTTTCAGGCTGCGAGATGACCAAGTTTTCATTTCATCCCATCCTCTTTGCAATGTAAGTAAGCCCAGCCCCGACCACCAGCCAAAATCCTTTGTCGAAAATATGGTAAACTACTCCGCGTTGCGCGGTTGCCTTCTCAAGGACTGATACACGATCTGTAAGTTTTGATATGCTATCAGATTGCTTATCCATACTTTTGAACAATGTAATCATCCGCTCTTCCATCCTAGCCAAGAGGGTGATTGCTTCTGACATCTTATCAAGTTTTGCCTCGATCCTTGTCAGGCGGTCTTCACTCATATTTCGCCCCTCAAGCCCTTGGGTGTAGTTCAGGTTTTACAGCAAGATACATGAGGAAAACCATCATGTCACTGCGCCAAGATCAACTCCAAGGGGCATGGCGTTAAAGTACGGTGGTCGCAGCATTCTTTACCATCACGTTTCCGGTGCCGACCGTCTTGAAGGTGGTGCTGTTTGTTGGGTTGGCGATGTTTTGGGCTGTGGTTTTGTCTACGAAGCTGCAAGACATCATCGCCCCTATTGGGGCAAACGTCGTGATCGGAGCTGTCGTGGCATAGGCATCATCGTAAACGAATTTGCATCCGGCGACGTGCATTATCCCAGTTCCATCTGCGCTGCTGCTGTTTACGGCTTGAATTTGCACGTTATAAAACGTGCAGTTGTAAAACATGTTGTGAACACCACCATCGCCATAAATTCGCAGCCAGATGCCCTGCGCCTCGAAAACGCAGCTTCGGTAGTCTATCCGGCTGTTATACAGGGTGTTGAAGACTGTCTGCCCCGTTGTCAGGCCAGACCCGAACGTGAATTTGTTTCCGATCATCTGGACGTTGCTGGCGAGGTCCATGTTGACGAAGACGCAAAAGGCATTGAAGAAACGCGAGTTGCTGATGCGGGCAGGAACGCGCCGGCTCAACAGCCTGATGGGCTGGCCAATGCTGTCGCTGGGCCCCGAGAATGTGCAGCCGTCGACCTTCAATTCTCCGTACGTGGCAGAATAATACCCGCCAGTCGTCACGGACACCTTTGTATTCACCAAGGACATGGTGCTTGTGCTTCCGTAGACCCAAGTGACGGTATTGGCGCCAATAGATACGTCGCAGTCCCTAAGGACATAAACCCCATTCTCTGCTACCGACATTTGATACGTGATCTGGCACGCCTCCAGATCGGAGAAGCCTCCGGAAAGGAAATTCGAAAGGCCTGTAACCCCACCGTAGGAGATCACGCCAGGACCGACAGTAAATTTTACGTTCTTCACCAGATAGTAACAAATTCCGTCGGTTCCGCCGTACGCATTGAACAGCGCATTACTGAACCCAGAAGTGCTTCCGCCTTCCCAGATGCATCTACCCTTACCGTTATCCTCCTGATGGATGGACCTTTGGTAATTGTTGAGCGTGACGTTTGTGGCGTGCAAGACATGGCTTGTGGTGGACCCCGTTAGGTCTTCCATGACAATGCCCGCTCGGCCTATTTTTGTTGGGTAGGAACTCGTCGACAGGTTCTGGATGACCGACAAGCCATTACCCTGAACGTCACCAAGGTAAACGCCGTCCCCAGCGTAGTCATATGTCGAGGTGCTATCCACGCTGGGCTGGTATTTAGACCCGACGTTGACCATTTCGACGCAATTGATGAACAGCCTGCTGAAGAACCTGACCATGATGCCGTAGCCGAAGAAAATGTCGTTGGCTTCATAGTCGATTATCTGAACACAAGCGGCCCGCAAAATGATTAGGCCAGAAATCCCCCTCAAATCGGTTGGCGTCGTGCTCTCGAAGTATGGAACGCCAGAGGCGTCGATGCGGAGGCCTCGGATGGAGACCGTGGCGTTCTGGCGGTACGTAACGCCGTTTAGCGTGAGGACGTCCTTCCGCTGGTTTACTCCGAGCGTCCACACCGGAAGGATTGTCGATCCGCCGAAATCGATTGAAACGCCGCTGTCGCCGAATGTAGATGAGATCGGGGATGTGATCTTGATGCGCTTCGCTCCAACGACAACGCCCTGACCGAACGCGCAGGCAGCGTTCATGAAGGCCTGAAAGGTGACCGTGTCGTCGGCCACGCCATCCCCGACCAGCCCAAATGCGGCAGCATTGATGCCGTTGTCCGCAGGCAAAACATACAGCTTGACGCCTCCGGTGGAGGTGAAATCCAAGTTCGCGTTCGTGGCCGTGCTGGAAGCAACGGTGTAGGTGGAGTTGATGTCGATGACCCTGACAAGGTCTCCCGCCGCCACCTGACGGCGCCCCCCTGCCGTTGTGTATCCGAACACGGTCGATAGTTGAGAGAACGATGCGACCTCTAGCCTGCCGCTATTAATGCCAGCCGAGGCGCTGGACAGCGCCGCGCTGGACGCGCTGGCGGCGGAGGCTAGCGCCCACCCCTTGGAGGAGTTTGTGCCCTCCCCACCGGGCTGGTTTCCCTCTGCCCACGCTTGAGACGTCGCTGCAGCATTTACAGCGGTCTGGACGAGGCCGCTGACGGTTGAGTTTGCCAGCTGGGCAATCTGCTGGACTGTCAGCTTTACGGAAGTCCCAGCCTGCACGGCCTCCATCTGCTCCTGACCGGACAGGGACACCGCTGGGGGAAGCTGTGTGATCTTTACGCCTGCCATGGTCAGCCCCCAGTGACGCGAACGTCATCCGCTTGAGTGATCCGCACATCCTCATTGCCAGGGACGGGAATTCCCTGAACAACGGAAACGCCTTCAGATGTCTGGGTGATGCGATAATCCGTTGTCGCCAAAGAGTAGGTTTCAGGCCTTGGGTTGATAATCGGAGGCGGATCACCAGGCAGCGTCAGGCTGCGAAGCTGGCTCTGCATTTCATCGTGACAGCGCCCGCAAACCAAAAGTCTCTTGTTTTGCACCGTGGCGCCAGCCCAATCGTACTGGAACGACAGGTCTACGTGGTTGTAACGAAACCCGCAGCGGTCGCAGATCGCGTGCGCTTGCGGGTTTCGGCTGGATGTTCTGGCCCTACCGGCAATTGATGCGTATGCCATTACCTGAAGTACCCCCCGATCAGTGGGGAAATGTAAACGTTTGACGTCTCGATGTTCTGATCGGCTGCGATCTGGTAGCTCTCGTCAGCTTGCGCCTTGAGGGCGACAGCCATTTGGGGGTTCCACATGCGCGCCAGCCTGTAAGTCAGGCCATCAGCAAATGCTTCCAGCCAAAGATACGGCACCTCCACCTGCGCCCCATTTGCGAGGGCGGCATCCTGAATGCGCCGAACGCGGTAGTACCTGATCGAGGTGAGTGTTTGTCCATCCGGAACAGGCCACAGGGTAAATTTTGGAGAAACTAACCGGTCAAACCAATAAACGGTCGGGGCGCCTTGGGTGGTTTTTGTAGAGTACGATGCATACTCCGAACGAGAAATGGGCATGATCGGCCTGTCGATGGGCGGAGAAGTGCCATCGTCGTATCGCCCATACACGTCGAGAAGAACGACAGTACTTGGGTCAACGTTATACTCGGCTTGACCGGCGATAAGCGGTACCGTGACCAGATCGACAGCCCAGAGGTTCACCCCTTGGTTGGACCAGCGGGACAGCATCAGGTTAGCGGCCATTCTGGCGCTCTCCATGTGCTCCTGCAGCAGCGATGTGGGCCTCACGCCAGCGTTTTGGAAGGCGTAGAGTGTGATCTCGCCCAGACTGGGGTTGAAATCATAGGTGCCGGTGGTGGTCATTTAGCAATCCCACTTCCTCAAGCTCTTGTTGATCCGGCTATTCGGGTCTTTCGCGGTTTTCTCGCTGGTCAATTTGGCCTTCATGCCAGACATCCTAGCGCAAAACGATGCCTTCCGGCCAGCGTCTGCCTCCGTCTTTGGTTTTGGAGCTGGGGGCTTGAGGTTCATGCCTTGGGCTTTTGCGGAAGCTCGGCCCTTTGCATTTAGGCCGCCCTCTGGGTTTTTCCCTTCTGATCTCTGCCACGCCGGAGACTTAGCCATTGGTAACCTCCACGTCTGGCGTCAGGCCCATCATAGCAAGTGCGGAAAGTCCGTCCATGCCTTCCTGAACTAAAATTCTTGGGTCAATGTCGCTTCCAGCTGAGATGATGCCGGATGCCACACGGTATTTTTCGCCCCTCGCGTCAACCCAGATCGGAGCAGTGTCTGGGTTCACCTCAGGGTGCGTTAGGCTTAGCGGGCAGGCGATAGTCGTGATCATCAGTATGCCCCCGTCCGAACGTTTACCCATCCCTCCACCTGCGTGACGACACCGTCACTCAGGTTTGAGCCAAATCGTTCAATGAGGCTATACAGGCGCATGTTGGCGGGGTTTGATGTGCCGCCCTGACGCCCGATGTACAGAATGTAGGACAAGAAGTTTCCGGTCCCAAGCGTTGCGGACGACTGTCCTGCCTGAATGCCGTTTACGCGAAGCGTTGTGCTCGGGCTTGCGATGTCAGCGAGACCCGTGATGACGTTTGTAACTGGGGCGGCCAGCCCCGCCTGAGTGAGCGTTACTGCCGAAGTGCCTTTAGCTGTAAAAGCGTAGTTGGCGGCTGCGGCATCGGGCGCCGTCAGGTTGAATGACCCGTTGTTCGTTGACACGCCTCCGCTGAATTCGCAAACAATGCCCCGCGCAGCATCGCTCAGCTTTCGAACACCGGCGAACAGCTGCATTTTGTTCGTATTGGCCGCGAATGCCGTGGTGGCGAGAAAATCATCCACCCCGTCGAACAGCAGGTATCCCTTTCCAGAGCTATCCACTTGGTAAGTCGGGCGCGATGCGGCGGTGGATTGCGTGGCGTGGTTACCAGCAATCATCTTGATGGAGAGAGAGCTGATGGTGACGTTGTTCGGAACCGCCTTCGTGCCATCAAGCAGGAAGTTTACGTTCGTCGTGGTAGCAATGAAGACGCCAGAAATGATGCCCGTGGTAGTGCTGAATGTGATATTCGACCCACCGGGGTCGGCCGTTGAGATGTTGATCAACCCTGCGGGGTTCCCCGTCAGCAACCCAGAAATTTGATAGGTGGCCCCTATCGTCAGACCGAAGTTAAAAGAAAACCTCGGGCGAAAAATGCTGGTGCTGAGCGTGGTGTTGCTCATGGTACGGGTGGCGGCGGTCCAAACCCCGGTGGAGCCGGAAAGGTTGGTGATGGTCGGCGTCGGAAGTGCGTTGATGTCGACAACCTCAGGTCCGATAGCCAGCCCCTTGGATTTGTCCAAGATCAAGCCCACCGGCTGGCCAGCAGCCGTCACGGGAGTTGTACCAGCCGAGGTCTGGAACAGCGTCGATCTATCGCTTGGATCAAACCAAACCCCCGCCTCAGACGCACTGAAGATCGAGGTTGGAGAGAATAAATTGTATGGAATAGACGCGATGGATAGATTGATGCCGATCCGCATGAGGCTTCCTCAGTAAAGCGCGATCAAGTTCGTAGCCGTGGTTCCGGTCGCGTAAACTCGAATGGCTTGAATGGGAAGAAGCGTCCCAGCCACAACGTTTTGAAACGTGACAGTTCCGCCGCTGCACATATCGACGCGCACGTTTCCGCCGGTCCCGACATAAATGCCGCGAGTAGGGTCATCAGAAACGGCAGTATCACTGGTGGTGATGGCTGCAGCGCGGCGGGCGGATACGGTGGCGTCTGCAGATGTATACGGTGCGGGCATAGTGCTCTCCTGTGAAGAGAAGGGGGCTGGCTCGCCCCCTCCGTCAGTACTTCGCCTTGGCGGCGGCGGCAGACATCAGCGGCATACCGTGAACACCCTGCCCGCCAGTTACGGTTTTGTTTGCTGTGGCAGAGTGTGCACTGTTGTTGCCGGAGGTGTCTTTTCCGGCCTTCACCGTCTTGTTCACGCTCATGGCGGGCTTTTTGTTTCCGACGCGCATATCGAGCCTCACTGCTGGGTGTAATTGACGGCAACAGCCACAACGCCAGCCGTGGGGGCGCCCACAGATGTGACGGTGATGACCAGCGGGGCAGTGTTGGGCGATGCCGCACCGGCGATGGTGAGGCCAGCCATGGCGGCCAGCTGGGCTGCGGTGTACGAGATCGCGGCGCGCCCAGCGGTTTTGGCGTTGATGCCGGAAACGAACTTGGTGTCACCGGCGGTGGTGCCGATGGACAGGGTGGCCGATGTCGCGCTGTCAAAAGCGGTTAGGACGTCGATTTCGAACGAAGTGATTCGCGATCCGACAGGAAGGTTCAGCGATACGGACTGAACCAGACCGCCGCCAGACTGGATCAGCGTAGCAAACTGGTTGAGGCGCGCGAGGCCGATATTGGGTCCAGTATTGGCGCCGCTGGTCTCCCCAGCTTTGAGCGTGCCGGAACGGACGGGTCCGGTGAAGGTAGTGGTTCCCATGTGGAACTCCTTTGCACGGTTGAAGCCCTGTCTGTGCAGCGTCCGCTGTCGCGGTCAGGGCAAGTGAAGGGGAGGCCCAAAGGCCTCCCCCGCGTCGATTACGAGGGGAACGAACCCCAGATCGAGCGCCAGTTGTAGTACCCGAAGGAGTACCGCTCGTAGCCCTTGACCAGCAGGTTGTCCGTGACGAAGTCGACCTGCATGTCGGTTTCGAACTTCACCCGCTCCATATACGACAGGCCGTCGATGTTGGTCAGCAGGAACCAGTTGGCCGCCGAGGTCAGGAAGTCGTTGACCATGTAGCCTTCCGGCAGGCCACCGGCGGTGGACATGATCGCGTTGACATCGTTGTCGGCGGTGCCGGGGCGGAGTTCCGTCTTGGTGAGGCGGATGGCGACCGGTTCCAGCTGCGGGGGAACGACCAGCTTGCGGCCACGGGCGAAGACCTTCAGGCCAGCCTGATCGCGGAAGTTGGTCCGGATGGCGATCATACCGTTCAGCAGGGTCGCCTCGTTCAGTTCCACGTCCGTCGTCGGGCGGTTGGCCACGGTGCCGCCGTCGATGGGGTGCGAGGTGGAGCAAAGCGCCACGCCGTCGCCGCCGATGGCACCATTGTAGGTGGTCGCCGTGTTCAGGACGTTGGCCCCGTAGATTTCCTTGGTCTGCTGGAAGCTCTCGATCAGACCGAGGTTCGACGGCGCGAACTGGGTTTTGTAGAGGTTGTCGTCGATGGCTTTGCGGGTGATCGCGTACCCGAGGCCGATCTCGACATGCTCTTGGTTGTAGACGAAGCGTTCGCCCGCGTTGTTGTCGAACGCGGTCTGGCCGCCTTCGGTTTTCAACTGCGCGAAGCCGAGGAAGCGCATCTCAGCGGTGCGTTCCAGAGCCATCTTCGAATTGTGCTTCGTGAAGATTTTGTCGTACTGAGACGGGATCATCTCGTACTTGCCTTCGACACCCCGCAGGCCGGGGAGCAGAAGGTCTTTGATGGCACTAAGGTTAACAGCCATAGTTTAGACCTCCTATCAGATGCCGGTGGCTTGCTTGGTCGAGACGTTGTTGAACGCCACCACCACGTAGTTGTAGGCACCGACATCGGTGCCCGGCGATCCGGGCGGGTCCACATCGAGGCCGACGATGCGGAAGGGCAGCGTGGCGGTCGTGCCAACCGTGGACATGTCCACGAATGCGCCCGACAGGCCGGTGTTCGCGTTGCCGGTGCCAATCGCGAAGTTCACGTTCGCGTTGATGTCGGCAGCGGTCGCGCCGGTCGCGCCGGTCTGGGCCAGCCACTTGGCGTTCGGGTCGTTGATGATGTAGCCCTCGACCACTTGGGTCGACGCGACATCAGAACCCGGCCAGTAGTTCGACCACACGGTGCGCTTCTGCGACACCGAGAGGTACTTGCAGCCTTGAAAGATGCCCGCGATCTGGGTCGTGCCGGGCGCGCCGACAACGACAAAACCGTTGGCATCGGGGAGGACGGGGTCGCCGTAGTAGATGGCCGAGGCGTTGTACGCGATCCGGACGGTGACCTGTTCGTAGGTCGGGGCCGAGCCGGTGCCGCTGTACTGCCGGAAACCGAAGGGCGCGTTGCTGTTGGGCATGCGCGGTTCTCCTTTGCAGGAGGTCCATCATCGCACACCGAGGCGATTTTAGAACCGAGGAAAGGGTGGCAGGCCCACCGAGGGCTTGTCCGCATATAGTGGCACGTCGCGCTCGATCTGTCAAAGGGTGGTGCCGGAATGCAAAAGACCGAGGAAAAATCCTCGGTCTTCGCTAAATCTGGGGGCGGGGGGTGGAGGTGCCCTCACGATCCGCGCTCATTCCCGTGATGACGAACCGATCAGGCGAAACCCGTCTACACCTCGTATTTTGAGCAGGCAATAGCCTTCTTCGCGTCAAACGGAACCCCATGGCGGCGTGACAGAAGAAACACCAGCTTGCACTGGTCTGGCCGGAACGGGCGCGGCTTCAGGTGGCGACCGACGTGGCGGCAGGATGAGCATCGCGCACCCTTGTCAGGGTCAGCCCATGTGGCCTGACCCTCCACGGTCATCGACATCCTTTGCTGCAAGTCCACTCGGCTTCTCCGCGTTCAGGAAGATGGAGACGTGGGGTTCCAGCTGGTCCCACGCCTCCTGTATTGCTGGGGTGCCCTCTGTTCTGATGGCCCGCCGCAGGCGTTCGATCCGGTTGATGATGCGGACGACGCGGATCATTCTTCGGGGATCGGCATGGCCTCGTAGGCCTTCTTGACCTTGACCAGATCGTTGCCTTGGTTCGACCGCTCGAACTGACCCGGCTTGGCCGACGACAGCTGCTCCTCCTTCGACCGAACCTGCAGGCGCGCGCGGCGCAGCTCATTGCTGCGGACTTCGCTGGTGATCTCGGAGGGCCGCTCCATCAGGACCATGCCCTTGCGGGTGATCTCGACGCCCTTGTAGCCTGCGGGCATCATCTCCGGATGCCGCGCGGCGGGCACGAATTCCCAGCCGTCACGCGCCAGCTTGACTTGGTGGGCGGGGTCTTCCGCGCCCAGAATGGTCTTGGTCTTCCACTCGTAGGTCCAGCCGTCGGGAATGATACCCGGCTCGACAAAGAACTCGTCGGTGCCATCGTCGAGGTCGCCATTGCGGTGTTCACGCAGCTCGGCGGCGCGGCGGGCGGCGCGTTCGCGCGGGCTTTCCTCGGTCACGGGAGCCTCAGGACGCATCGAAGGCCGCACCTTTTTGAAATCATCGCTCATTGCAGTTTCCCTTCCTTCTGGAGGGCCACTTTGTGTTTGGCGTACTCCTCCGGTTTCATGTTCATCATCTCGGCCATCTCGCGCTCGGCAGCGGTGAGGCGCACCGTGTTGCGGGATTGCTGCCCACGGCTGACCGGCGCGGCGGCGGGGGCCGCGTCGCGGCGCTGCACCACCTTGGCGGCGCTGGCAGTGGCCTCCTCCTCGGCGACCTTGGCCTGCGGCTTCACCCGCAGCGTCTCCTCGATGGCGGCAAAGTACCCATCCGTGTCGGGGATGTGGCCATCGGCCACGGCCAGCTCGTGCGCGGCGATCATCTTGCGGTTCTTGACCGGATCGCGGACGAAATCGGGGTGAGCGCGCACCCAGTCGGCGGAGCGCGGCGTCAGCTGGGCGGCGAAGGCCTCGACCGGATCGCGGTTGACCTGCGGCGGCGGGGCTTTCGGCTTGGACTTCATCGCCTCAAGGCCGTTGCGAAGCTGGAGCAGCTTGGCCTTGTTGTCGCTGATCTCTTCCTGAATTTCGACCTGACGGGCGTGGTCGCCGGTCTGCATCGCGTACTGCAGGCTCTGCTTCAGCAGTTCGGTGTCGCGGTCGAGCGTGTCGATGGCGCTCGAAACCAGCTGGATGTCGGTGTCTTCCTTGTCGAGGCGGGCCGCATGCGCCTGCTGGGCCAGCTCGTGGTTGCGGCGCTCAACTTCGGCGCGGCGGGCGCGCTCCTCGTCCAGCTGGCGCTTGAGGTCGGCTATGCCCTCCTCTGGCTTGACGACATCGAGGGCATCATCGGCGTCGTTTTCGACCTGCACCTCGATATCGTCGTCGACCTTCAGGTCTTCATTCTCATCGCTCATGGCTCTCTCCTCACCACACGGCGTCGGGCTGCGGCACCCGACCCTTGATGTTTATGTCGTCGAAGATGCGGCACAAGACGCCGTTGACGGTGATCGACCAGCCGTCCGACGGGCGGAACACCAGCCAGTCGTCTTCCTTGAATTCGAGGCCGGTGAACCAGTTGCCGTCCTGCTCGAACGCCAGCGGGCCTTTCTTGACCAGAAGGCCGACCTTGGACTGAAACCGGTCCTCATCGGTGTGCTTGTCGGTCAAATACAGGCCCGACTTGGTCTTGGTCGGGCGGATGTAGACCGCCAGAAGCACTTGGTTGTGGAACAGCTCGACCCCAGACAGGTCACCCAGCTCATCGCGGAGCTTTTTGCGGGGGTCTTCCTCGTGGGCCATCATCATGTGCGGCATATCGGTCCTATCGGCTCTTGTTCACAATGGCGTTGGCTTCATCGAACATGTCCAGCACCTCATTCAGGGCGGCGAGGCGGCCAACTTGCTCACGGTAGCTCTCCATGGTGTGGATCGCAACACCGGATACTACATTTTGAATGAGGATTTTTTTGCGCTCTTCGATCAGCTTGGTCAATTCGCGCTCGAACAGCGTCGAGATCGTCCGCATGGGTCATCCTGATGATCATTTTCATGGTGCGCCCCGCGTCAGGGAGGAAAAAACGCGGGGCGCGAGGCCTGACAGCGGGGAGGATGTCAGGCTTTCTTGCCGTACTCGTCGATCTTTTCGAGGCGGCCCTTACCGGAACCCGCGCCGAAGTGCATCTTCGGGTACACCTTCCCGCCGCTCTTGCGCGCCAGCGGGGACATACCGGCGGGCGGCATGCCAGCGGGCGGCATCGGACCGGCGGGCGGCATCGGACCCGCGCCTGCGGCACCAGCCAGAGCCGCACCCAAGCCCGGCGGGACCATCGGGTGGCCCATCGGGGGCGCGGCGGCGGGCGCGGGGGCGGGCATCGGCGGCTTGGGCATCATCGGGGCCGGAGCGGGCGCGGCGGCCACAGGCTGCTCCCCGAGGCTGCCCAGCTTGCCGTCGTGGTGCGGCGAGATGATGATGTTGATGTTGGTCTTGCCCTTGCCGGTGCGGCCCCCATCCTTGCGGGCGGTGCGGGCCGAGGCCTTGAACGCTTCGGCAGTGGGCGCGCCCTTGCTGCCCGGCTTCCGCATCTTCTCGTTCGATCCGTCTTCGATCCGCTCACGCTTGGCGTTGATGTTGGCGTAGAGGCCAGCCTTGCCGCCGCTGGCCATGCGGTCGACCGCGCCGCCGCAGGCTTTGCAAGTGCAGCCCTTGTCGTGCTTCTTGTCGGCGGCAGACTTCTCCCAGCTCTTCATCGACATGCCAGCCTTCTTGGCCATGGCCTTGTCTTCGGCCTTGTCTTTGGCCGAACCCTCGACCATGCCGCCCTTTTTCTTGGCCTCACGCCCGCCAGTGTCGCCGCCCGCCGTGGTGATCGGGTCGGCGTCGGAGCCGCCCATTGCGCCGCCGCGCGCTTTCTTGGCCTTGCCGCCGCGCTTGTAGTCGTTCAGGCCCGCGCCCTCGGCGTCGATGGGGGCGTCTTCGGTGACCAGATCGGCGGGGCGCTTCTTCGGGCGGATCATCGGGGGCTTGGTGCCCACCATCCCGTCTTCGTTGTCAGCCGACCGGTTGATGCTGTCCATCTTGGCCGTGGTCATGCCACCGTCCTGCTTGCCGGTGCGGCCACCGCTCTTGAAGCCGCCGACTTTCTTGGTGCCGTCGCGCTCCTCGTTGGCCACCCGCTGGTTGGTGTTGGCCAGCCCGACGGAACCGCGCGGCGTCCGGTCGGCGCGGCGCTCGTTTTCCTCACCCTCGACCTTGCCACCAGCCTTGAAGGCGCGGCGCGACAGCGGGCGCATGCCCACTTTCACATCGGCGTCCAGCTTCTCGGCGGGGGTGAAGTCAGAGCTGTCGACTTTCTCGGACGAGGCACCGGCAAGGCGCTTGGCCTTTGCCTTCATCGCCTCGCGCAGGCTTTTGGCGTCCATTGCGATCTCCTCAGGGGTTGGATTGGCGGTCAGTATACTGCGAAGCGAGGGACATTGCACGGTCGATGTGACCCTGCCCCCGAACCGGCTTGGTGGTGTCGCAGGTCTTCAGCCACCGCTTGAATTCTGCCACCGACATCCGCACCACGGCCTTCTGCCGATCTGGCCCCTTGCCGTCGGAAAAACCGGCGCAGTAGGCGCGGCAGGCCTCGTCGCGGGTGCGATACCCCAGCATGACCTTGTGTTCGTCGAACGCGCCCGTGCGGTGATCGTGCTGGTCGATGATGAAGACGTGGTCGGAGGCGTGATCCGGCCCGATGCAGACATCGACATGGTCGCCATCCGCGCCCTCGGTGCGCTTGATGTACCCGTAATCGTACGGGAGACGCACTTCCCACCGGTGTCCAGTCGGCCCGATGCCGCTGCGCTTCTGCCCCCGCAGGTTTTCAAGCGCAACCGGCAGGCCTTGGAAGCTGATGTGGTGCTTCTTGTAGTTGCCCACCCGCTTCTGCGCGTCTGTCGGTTGCGCGTTCACCAGCATCAGCGGCCCACCGTGATGTGCAGCGCCTTATGAACAGCCTTTTTGGGGTGATGCTTCTTGCGCTTTCGGCTGTAATCAGGGTTTTCGCCTGCAGGCGGATGGTCGGGGATTTCGTGGCTGAACGGTCGGGCGTGGTCTTGCGCGTTCAGATGCTGTTCGTGGTTGTGAAACTGGGCGTGGAATGCGTCCACGGGAAGTTTTGGCGCGCTCATTGGTCATGTTCCTTCATCTTGATCTGCTTGTGCTGCGGTGCGATCCGCACCTCGAAATTGGTCGGCACCGTCGGACCCAGCAGCGGCTTGCCGTTCTTGTCCAGTCCTCGGCTGGGGCCGCGCTCGTACTTGCCGTCGGGGCGCATCTTCAGCTTCGGGTCGTAATGGACGAAGAAGCCCTTGCTCTCCTTGGCCGCGCCCTCGGTCGTGCCGGTCGCCTTCTTGTTCTTCAGGCCAACGATAACCCCGTCGGAGCCTTCCGGTTGCATGTCCAGCGGGCGGAAGTCATGGGTGTCGCCGTTGACCACCTTGTACCGCTTGCCGGTCTCCTGATCGACCACGACCTCCGGCAGGTGTTCGCGGTGCGAGAAGGCCATCGCCACGTTGTCGCCCTGATCGAGGCGGCGGCGCATCTGCTTCCAGTTGGTGTGCGGGTTGTCGATGCCCAGATCGGGGTTCGACACGCCGGTCGAGGAGTAGGTGTAGTGGTGGTTCGAGGCGACGGGGTTCGAGTTGTTCTTCGTGTAGTCGTAGAAGGACACGTCGGGATGCGCCTCGATCAGCGACTTGTGGATCAGCGGGTTGATGTCGGACAGGACGTTCAGCCGGACGCCCAGATGGTTGCCGTTGCGCGCGGCCTCGCGCTTGGCCGCTGCGATCTCGTCGTACAGCTTGACCGCAAAAGCCTCCGGCTCCCGCATCATGGCGATTGTCTTTTTCAGGCTGTTCAGGCGAGGCCCCTTGAACGCGGTCAAATCTTGGCCGCCGCCGACTTTGAAATAGTTGCCGGAGGTCTTGCCGAGGCACTCGTCCTTGCAAGATGCGGAGTTCGGGCATGTCGAGAATTTGCCCTCCTGATAGGCTGGCGACAGGGCAAGGCCAGCGGTCTCGATCCCGCGCCCGTCATCCAGCTTGACTGGTTCCTCGTCGCCATAGCCGGTTTCGGACTTCATCAGCTTGGCGTTTTTTCCCAGCAACGGCACCCCGCGCCCGTTCTTCAATGCACCCGTGTGCGGCGACAAGCGGCGGTCGGCGGCGATCACGTTTGCAACCTGATCAGCTGGGGATAGCGCCAGATGGTTCGAGATGGCGGTGTCGAAGGCTGCCTTCAAATCCTTCATCGTCGGCGCATCATCGTACGATTTAAAGGCACCTGCCTTGCCGGTCGGTCGAAACGGCTGCGGCTGGATGGAAAAACGAGGCGCGGCGGGGCGCGCGCCTCCGGTCATGGCAAGGGCTTTGTTTACGATGTCGTCCACGATCAAATCTCCTTGCCGGTCTGGGCGAAGATAGCACTTCGGTTATCCTTGGTGAAGTGGCGCGTGGCGGCCAACGCGGCATCGACTGATCCACCGCGCCGGAAAGCGGGGTATCCCTTGTCCAGAACGCCCCGCTTCAGGTTTTCGGTCATCGGCAGGTGGAAGCCCTGATACTCGTTGTCCCCCTCACCGTAGGTGACCGGTTCGGCGGGCTGAATGTCTGGATCGTGCTGCCGCGCCAGCTTCAGCACCGACTTCGGCACCATCTGGTCGTAGTAGGTCTTCATGCCGCTGCCGCCCATTTTCAGGTCGTCGCCCGAAATGTAGTGGTTCAGCGTCTGTTCGTTTTGGTTGACCACAGGGTCGCTGTTCAGAAGCCGTTCGGCCACATCCCGACCCACAAGGCTTTGCAGGTGTTCCGCATCCCTGATGTTGCCATCGAACACCGGCCTGCCGTTGTGGTTGTTTGCCGTCAACCTGCCGAAACTGCTGCCATCTTGCGGCCTCTTCAGCGACAAGCTCTTGATCTCTTTCTCCAGCCCATACCGGTCGGCTTGGTTCTGGCCGGTGGGGAAGACGATGCCGTCGTAGTTGCCCAGCGCGGCCTCGCGCAGCACGTTCTTCAGCGCCAGATCGGTCCAATGCTGAGTGTTGGTGACGTATGGTGCGGGCGGTGGCGCATTGTTGGGGCCGTAATCCAGCTTGTCACTGTCAGGGTGCGTCCGGTACGCATCCCACGCCTGATCGTGAGTGTCATGCTCTGACACTGTCTTGCCGGTGGACTTGTCCCACACTCGGTACACCTTGTCTGGGCTGCGGAAACCCTTGTCGCGGCCTTCCTGCCCCCAGTCGGATTGCAATTCCTCGACGTGCAGCAGGCGCTTGCCGATGCCCTTCTTGTCGGCAAACGGGGTGTGCCAGCGCATGACCCGCGACACGCTGGCGGCTTCCTCGGGCGTGATGACGCCGTGGGCGACCCCCACATGCACCGCGCCGGAAGACAGGTCGCGGACGCCGACCCCCGCCATGTTCGCCAGCCGCTCCATAATGGGCCGCACGGTGTCTCGGTTCTCCCCGATCTCGCGGTCCGACAGTCGGATGTGGGCCAGCACGTTGGGGTGTTCCTCCCAGTGGCTGGACTGGTAGGTGCCCTGCGGGCGGGGCGGCCCGTTCAGCCTGCGGGATTGCTCCAGCCGTTGTTCCAGATTGGCCACGATGTCGCGGCTTTGCTGGGTGACTGGGTGGTCGACACCGTACCCGCCCTCGTGATGCTGCAGCCGGTCACGCGCGCGGGAAAGCTCCTTCTCGAGCTGGGCGGTGGGGCCGGAACCGGCCTTGGGCAGTTGCAGCAGGCGTTCACGGTAGTTGTTGGCGTCGTTCGAGGCGTACGCTCCGTACTGGGTGTCGAGCGGGTACTGATCGCCCGTGTCTTCATCCGTGCCGTGGATGACGTTTGGGGATGCGGATAGCCGGTCCGACAGCAGCTTGTGCCGCGCCTCCTCCTCGGGGGAGAGCGGATCGCGCTGCTGAATGTCGTTCCGGCGGCGCTGCAGCGCGATGCGCTCCCGATGCTCGTCGCGCGACAGGTAGGAGGGGTTTTCGCCGTACTGCTCGATCTGGATGCGGGGCTTGCGCGCCTCGAAGATGTCGGCCAGCTCGTCTCGGGTGATCTGGCCCTGCGGCAGTTCACCCGCATGCTGCAGTTCGACATCCTTGAGGCCCGCCTTGCGCGCCGCGCCGACGAACTGCTCTGCGGTGCCGCGCTCCTGCTGCAGGCCTCGGATGATCTGCGCCGCCTTGGAGTAGAGGCCGGTCTTGGGGTCCATTAGCGCGCCCTCCGCACGTGAGTGACATAGCCGCCCCTCCGGAAGGAGGAGAAGCCGTTCTGATTGATGCTGTCGCGGGCCTTGTCGGTCAGCTCGACGTGCGGCGCGCCCCAGCCCGCGATAATCTGCGGGTCGTCGTCGCTGCCGCCTTGCGGATCGTGCTGGCGCACCAGCTTCTGCGCTATCGAGGGCAACTTCTTGTTGTAGATGCCGTTGAACTCGGTGCCACCCCACCGTTCGCTCTGCGCCTCATCGGGCGTGAAGGCGATGCCGTTGTAGCCGCCCTTGGCCGCCTCCATCAGCACGTGCTTCATCGCCAGCTCCGACACGTCATCGCGGTCGGGGTTGATGTAGGGGGCCTTCGGAACGCCGGTCGACCCTCGGGCCGCGTGTTCCATCTGCCGGTGTTCCTCCTGCCGCCCCAGCTTCATGGCCAGCATGTACGGGTCCATCACGTGGTACTTGTCGCGCAGCGCCCGCCGGATCATGGGCGAGGCCGTGGGATCAATGCCGTTGATCGCATCCACGCGCATCTGGGTGACGTAGTCCTCGTAGGCTTTTTTCTCGTTGCCGGTGCGAAACCCTTTGCGGCGCGCGTCGTTGTTCCAGTCTGACTGCAGCTCCTCGACGTGGAGGATTTTGCGGTTGCCGATTTTCCGGTCCGACATGCGAATATGGGCCAGCGGGTTCGGGGTGCTGCCCCAGTGCATCTTCGCGTAGTAGGTCTGGTCGTTCGGCTGGTTTTCCAGCGTCAGGATGTGTTCGCGGTAGTTCTGGCCGTTAGGCAGCTGATACTGGGCGTACTGCGGGCGATTTTCGGGGGTCATAGCCTCGCGCTCCAGTTCGTCGAGGCGACGGAAGTCTTCGGGCTTATAAGACATCATGTCGCCCTCCATCATGCGTTTGTACTCGTTGATGGCATCGCCGCGCCGGTTCACCCCAATCAGGGGCTGCGCGCCTTCGATGTGATCGGCCACGTCAGACGGGCGTGCCTTGACGCCAGCGGGGAGATCGGAATGTTCGATTTCGGCCTTCTTTACGCCCTTGCCCAGAGCGTATTTGACGATGTCGCCGACCTGCATCGGGTTGTCTTTCAGCCCGCGCACAACCTTGGCCGCCTTGGAGTACAGCTCGACCTTTCCGCCACCGGCGCGCATGATGCGCGGGTCGTTCGGGTCGCCCACCTCCGCATCGCGGTGCTTGATCATGTTGGGGTTGAAGACGACGATCTCGGACAGGCCGCGATTGGTCTTCATCAGAACCCCATCGTGACCGCGCTTCTGCATGTGTTTCATGAAGGTGTCGATGTGGTGGCGCTGCAGGTTATCCCACGGCTCCAGTTCACTCTTCTCGCGCATGATGCCCATGGACTGCAAATCGCGCAGCGTACGATGCGATCCCTTGTCGGATACGTCCCAGACGTAGGGGTTTTTCAGGGCAGCATGCAGCGGCCCCATGACGGTACCGGTCCCCATCTCGTCGGGGTCGGCGTATCCTTCGGCGTTGCCCTTGATGGGTGTCAGGTAATGGCCGCGCCCGTAGAAACCAGCGTCACGCTTGCCCAGTTTGGCGTCGTCGAACGCTTCGAACGGCTTCGGCGCGGGCGTCCCGTGCCAGAGGTCCACCGGATTGCCGGTCTCGTCGCGCAGGTCTTCGTGCATGCCCTCGAACATGGCGGGTCCACCGGAGGCACGGTGGATGCGCGGGTCTTTGGGGTTGAAGCGGCCAGAGTTGTTGACTGACTTGATCTGGTGAGGGTGGAAAGCAACGTAATGGTTGGAGACGAAACCCATCTGCGGGCTGTCCTCCAAGTTCTTTAGGATCATGCCGTCGTGTCCCTTGGACTTGGCATCGTCAATCAGGCTGTCCAAGTCGCGGTCAGCCGACAGCCTGCCGCCACCAAAGTCTATGACCATCGGGTTCTGGATTGACAGGTGAGCGTGGACGATGTTTTTTCCCTCGTCGTCGTTGGCATTGATGCCCTTGGCTTCGTGGTCCTCCCACGCCATCATCGCCTTTTCGTAGGCATCCCAATCGCCACTTGCTTCATGTCTGGCGACCTCTCGCTTCAAGCGTTGGCTCTCGCGCTCATGGTATGCCACATTCGGCACCAGCGTGCGCCCAGCCCGATCCGCGTACTGCTGCGCCACATCCTTGCTGTCTGTGAAAAAGAACCCTTTTGTCGCTCCGGCGTTCTCCCCAGTCGCGCTGCCTCCCCGTGAAGGATCGAACGCATCAATCGGCTGGTTGGTACCGTGGTAAAGGACGAGGGGCTTGCCTTGATCATCCACAGCTTTTGATGCGCCGAACCATTTTTGGAACTCGGGGCGGCCAGTCCAGTCTGGAGCATCCCCACTCACCTCGCCCCCATCGGCTTTTACCGACCGCAAGCCGCCCATCTTCCGCATGCCAGTTGCCTTGACGGCGTCGAGGTACAGGGTGCCTTCCTGATTGTCGTCGCCCTGTTCGCTGCCGGAGGTGTAGCGCAGCATCGGGACATACTGCTGACCCTCATGCTCGATGATCGTCGGCTTCGCGCCAAGCCGGTCGAAGTGCTGCAGCGTGATGGAGTTCGGCTTCCATTTCTGCATGTAGCGGCCCGTGATCTTCAGCGGGCTGCTCTTCCCCTGAAGAACATCGCCCACCTCGTAGCCGTCGAACACACCAGCATCGAGCGCCTTTTGGTGCGCTTCCATTGCCTGACCCATACGGTTGGACAGGTCGCCCATGAACCCCTTGTGGAAGGTCTGCAACTGCTTCTGCTCCCGCGCCGCGCCGAGGTCGATGGGCGCGTCCACCGGGCCGCCATCGGCATGGGCCTGACGCGGCACATCGGGCAGGTATTTCGACGGGGCGATCTGGCCTCCCGCGCGATCCTTGGCCTCGCGGGCGCGGCGCTTGTCCATGATCGCGCCAAGGGTCAGCTTGGCCGCGCGGATCGCCTTGTCGTCATCCATCACTTGCCTCCGTCACGCTTCTTCTGCGCCTGCACCTGCATCGCCAGCTTGATGATATCCGCGCGATGGTCTTGCTGTTGCATATCACGTTCGTGCTGCATTCGCACCGCATCATTCATCTGATCGCGGTCCATCTGCATCTGCTCCCGCCGCAGATCGGCCTCGCGGTCGAGATCGCGGTTCTCGTCGTTCATCTGGTCGCGGCGCATGGAAATCTCCATTTGCCGCGCCTTGTTTTGCTCCGCCATGAGCTTGGCCTGACCCAGCGCTGGGTCAACCTGCGGCCCCTGCGGCGAGTTGGCGGGCGGGTGGCCCTGCTGCGCCTTGATCATGTCGGCCTGCGCCCGCATCGTGTCCGCGTCGGCCTTCTGGTGCGCGATCTTGATCTCCTCGACGCCCTTCAGGAATTCCGGAGGCGGCTGCTTGCGCTCATCTTCCGGCTTGAAGAATTGCTCGGGGTTCGACCAGCCAATGGCGCGCAGGGCGGCGGTGTCGATGGCCAAATCGTCGTAGAGCGAGGGATTTCCCGCCTGCAGCTGCTTCAGGGCCATGATCTTCATCACGCGCTGGGCGTGACTGGAGGTGTTCGGGTCGGCCTGCGGCACCAGCTCGATGTCGTCCAGCGCCTGCATCAGCAGGTCGGGGTTCCACTGGACCGTCGGGCGGCGGTTGCGCTCCCAGAAGCTCTCGGGGTGTTCCCTAAAGCAGTCCCGCAGCAGGTCAAACTCCTCCGCCTGCGCGCTGTGCATGCGCTTGTGGACCGAGTTCAAGACCTTGGTGGCCTGCTCGATCATCGCCAGCGTGGTGCCGACCGGCGCGTCGGCCCGCCCCTCGCCAACCTGCAGCTCGGACGTGCCGCCCACGCGCATGCCGGTCTGGGCCATGTTCTCGACCAGCGCCATCAGGGCCTGCGACGGCTCCTTGTAGGGCAGCGGCATGACGGCCTGATTGATGGGCATGCCGCCGGTCTTGATCTGCGACGACCCACCCGGCGGGATGCGGAAGATGTTGGTGTTCTGGCGGCTGCCGGTGTCCGAGATCAGGAAGCCCGGGAAGTTGGCGTACATGCCCGCGTCCAGCAGCTCCCGCCACGCGGCGGTCACCGCGTTCGTGGTGTTGCCGAGGATGTGCAGCAGGCCGATGTCGTAGAAGCCAAAGCCCGGCACGAAGGTGTACTTCACGAAGGTGCGGCGCGCCTCCGGCAGCTCCTTGGTGTCCTCGTTGTAGTTTCGTACGATGGACAGGATTTCACGCGACGACACGTCGATGGTCACGCGGTACGGGATTTCGAGGCCGCTCTCCTTGCCCTTGAACTTGTGTTCGAACCCCTTGATGTCGAGTTCGCAGTAGACCTCGTAGATTTCGCGGTCGCGGTCGTCGGGGTTCATCGACTGGGTCGAGATGCCCTGCTGGGCGGCCTTGGCCTCTTGGACGCTGTCGGGCGCGGTGTCCTGCGGCGTGGCCAAGTCGATGTCGCGGTAGACGCCAAGGATTTGCAGGCGGCGCACCGTCGAGGGCTTCATGTAGACGCGGTGCGTGATCCGGCGCGCGTTCGACAAGTCGGTCGCGGCGTTGTTGACGATCAGGTCTTCCGCGTCGACGCTCTCCGACACGGGCCGGTTCCGCAGCGGGCAGAAGTAGACCTTCTTGAACGCCGTGCCGCCGAAGCCCAACATCAGGAACATGCGGTCGGTGTCGGGGTAGTACTCCTTGGCGGTCGAGGTCAGGTAGTGGTTGAAGTCCTTCTGGAACCCATCCGCCATCTGGTCGCGCTCTTTGGTCGCGCTGTTCGCGTCATCCCTGATCTTCACCGGCCCGTCGGTCGGCAGCATCTCGGAGCGCGCGTTGGCTTGGAAGCGCAACACTGCCTCCTGCAGCAGCGGGTGCCGCACCTTGGACATGCCCTCAACCGGCGCGCCGTCAGCCGACCCCTGAATACCCGGCGCTTCCAGCTTCAGGCCCAGCAGCTTCATGCCCTGCGCCCGATCCTCGACCCACTCCTTGCGGCTCATGAGGTCGTCGTCGACGCCGCGCAGCAGGTCTTCGGCTATCTGCCCCAGCTCCATGGCGTCGATCTTCTCGACCAGATTGTCGAACCACCCGTCGGGGCCGTCATCATCTTCGGCCTCCGAGATCGGCTTCCCGTCGAGGCTGACGGTGATCGACCCGTCTCCGTGGTCGATGCGGAGGATCGCGCCCTTCTGGTCGAACTCGGGAACCTCCGCCTCTTCGTCAGCGTCTTCTACCGTCACGTCCATCGGGCTGATCGCAGCCTCGTTTGGGTCTTCCTCAAGGCGAACCGCAGGGTTCAGGTCGGGAACGAGGGGCATCAGGGTCATCCCTTATGGGTCAGGTTTGGCGCGATCCTATCAGGTCGGCTTGTTTTCTTCCAGCAGCAGGTACGCGCCCGCCAGATAGTTGATGGCCCCCAAGAGTTCGCGCTTAGCTGCATCCGGCCCCATCCGGCTGGCTTCCTGCGTCTTCTTGATGGCCTGATACATGCAGCCGATGGGGCTGCAGCCCAACATCCGGCTGATCTCCAACATCGGCTGCTCTCCGAACGGCCTGCCCTGCCCGTGTCGTTCGGCCCCCTTGCCGTAAGCGGCCTGCATTACCGCCAGATCAAGGACGCGACGCAGCGGGGCGTAAGCATCGACCATTTGGTTCTCGCCCATCCCGTTTTCTGCTGGACAGACGTGTGTCCCATCGACGCCACAAAATCCGCCGCAGGTCAGGCAACGGCGGTTCAAATTGATTTCACCCCACTGCGCCATCACAGGCACCACGCCATGAGCAGGATGATCATCACGGTCACGATAATTTCACTCATGTTTCTCTTTCCCTCAGTTCGAGAGTCGGTCTCAAGCCCACCTCGGCGCAGATTTCTCCGATCTGGCGCATGGTCAAGCAGTTCAAAGCGCGATTGGCAACGTAAACCAGATCGGTCACGGTAAGCGTCTCGGCCAGCATCTGCCCCATGTCTATCCAGATCGGGCCTTTGGGCTTATCACTCATGCTTTGCCCCCACCGGCTTGTCGGGCTGGTTCTGATACTTTCCATCGTACGATGCAAAGTCGCTGGTCTCATGGAACACGACCTGCGCGATGCCCGCGCCCGCCGGAATGTGCAGCCGGTCGCCGCCGTGGTAGACCAGTTCGAGGGTCAAGAAACCTTTCCACCCAGGCTCGATCACGGTGTTGAAAACCGACAGACCGCGCCTCGCCCATGTGGACTTGTCGTGCACGATGCCTACCAGATCGGTCGGCATGTCGAACTCCTCGATGGCCGAGGCGATGCAGAACCTTCCCGACCGGTATTTACCGTCCACCCAACAGCCTGCGGGCGTGGTCGCGTTGTCAGGCTGGAAAACGATGTCTTGCTTGAGACGAATGTCGTAGCCAGCTTCGGACATGCCAAAACTGACGCCATAGGCGCGCTCTTTGGTCAGCAGCATGCCCTTGATAGGCGGTCTTTCTAGCAGGGCGGATCGATTGATAATCATTCCCTCAAAGCCTCCCGAGCAATTTTGGCCATGCGCTTCACAGTGGAGTTGCTGGTGGGTTTTTCCTCGGCGGCGATATCGTACAGCGCACCCTCCAGATTGGCGACGGTGTAGTAATTTTCACGGGCCACCGAGTTGTAGGCTTCAATTTGCTCGCGCAGCCGCTTGATCTCCTTCCACTTCGCCATGCGTCAGCCCTCGATCATCGGCTTGGTCGCCGCCTTCACCGCCCACATCGCGCCTTCTTCGATGGCGATCTGGGCCAGCGCCTTGAGGCGGCGGCGCTCGGCCATCCAGTGGCGCACGTCGGCTTCGTCCTCACGGGCGTGCCTGTCGTGGATGGTTTCGATCAGGTCGATCAGGTCAGCCGCAGCCCGCTTGATCTTCGTGACAGTGTCGTCGTTGCTGGGGTTGAACGTAATCCCCACACGGTATTCCCCTTTGGTCATTGTCATCAGTTTGCCCTCACAGGTTCAGGAGTTCGATCATACCAGTTTGTCTGCCGTGCGGTCGCCAGAACCATGTCGATCATGTCCAACATGTTTTCTGCGGCCATTCTGTTGTCGAAGAATACAACGGCGCCGTGGTTCGAGAAAACCTCAATGGTTTTCTGAACGCTTTCCGCTGTATCCATGATTGACGCAGGGTCATTCAGATTAAGCTCAAATTCAACCCTTTCGCTTGGGGCGAAAGCCAAGAACGGGAGATGCATCTTGCGCTCTCGGCACATCCCGATGCCGACCGTGAAGGCCATCTTGTTCGTTCCCGCGACAAAGATCATGCGTCCCCTCCCATTTCGGCAACAAAGCGGCTGATACCCTCGCGGGCGGCACTGTCTTCGGTTTGCTTTTTGATAGTGTAGACACGGAAATTTCCCTCGTGCCCCTCACGGCCTTGGACCGTTACCTGAAACTGGTTCGGCCCAATCCGATCCACCGTAGCATCACACAGAACTCGTTTCATTGCGCCCCTCAGGTGTTGTACAGAGGCGTGTCCCCGTGGTTGCCGTGGAACCTTTGCGCCTCCTCAAGCTCGGCCATACGCTCCGCTGTCCTTGTGAGCATACCCACACTCCGCATGTGGTTCAAGCTCATGCTCACGGTATCGACGAGGTCGTCATTCTTGCCCTTTGGGAACACCGAGCATTGCCTGATGACCTGCTCCGCCCAATCCTTGTTTGGCGCGTAGACCATGCCTTCAGCAAATATGTGCTGCACGGAATAGAGGCGAGCAGTTTTGTCCAACGTCTTGGGGTCGTACATCTGCACCGCGAAGCCCTCGTTACCGAACAGCCGCCTGATCTCCTGCGCCACCGAGTGCCCCGCCGCCTTGTTCTCGATCAGCAGCCGATCCACCCGCATGCGGCTGCAGGTTCTAGCCACTTTCTCGGCCAGCTCGTGCAGCTCAAGCTTCACCTGCCACGCGTACATCAGCATGACCTTGGGCGTCGGCCCCAGCGCCTCGGACTGGTAGCTGGTCCTGATCTCGATGTTGCGCCCGTACCGGTCGACCGAGCGCGTGGCCTGCCCCTCGCCCGCGCCCGAGAACACGCCCCACACCGTCAGGGCGCTGAAGTCGTTCTCGGCCTTCGTGGTGTAGGCCGTGTCGAGGCTGGCCACCACAAACTCGATGGGCGGATACTCCGGCTTGCTCCACAGCTGCCACCAGTGGTCCTTGATGATCCCGCCGCCGCGCGGCTCGGGCTGCTGCTGGAACTGACCGGCGGAGGCGTACGGTCCCATGGCCTTCTCGTCGCGCTCGACGACATCCAGCGGGAACCGCTCGGGGAACAGCAGCTCACCGTCCTCCTCGCGCGGGTCAGCGTAGCCCAGCTTGGTGGGGTATGCGCGCGCGGGGTCGTAGCGCATGGGCAGCATGATGTGGTCGTAGCCCAGATTGCGCGACAGGATCACGCCGGAGACATCCTCCTCGTGCAGGCGCTGCATCACCACCACAATGGCCGACCTGTCGGGGTTGTTGACGCGGGTCGGCACGGCTTCGAGGAACCACGTCAGTGTCGACTGCCGTTGCTGGTCGCTGTTGGCCCCTTCCACGCTGTGCGGGTCGTCGATGATCACGCGGTCGCCGCGCGCGCCGGTGATCGAACCGGCGGCGGTGGCCTGCCGGAAGCCGGTGGCCGTGTTTTCGAACTTGGTCTTCTGGTTCTGGTCGCCGGTCAGCATGACGCGGTCGCCCCAGTGGGCCTGATACCACTCGGAGACAATGAGGCGGCGCATCCGCAGGCCGTCGCGGACCGCGAGGTCTTGGCTGTGCGCGGCGCAGACATAGCGCATGTGCGGCATGTTGCGCGGCCCCCACTCCCACGCGGGCCAGAACACGCCGATCAGCAGCGACTTCATGGTGCCCGGCGGGACGTTGACCAGCAGGCGGTTGTACAGGTCACCGTTCGGCAGCGCCTCGCCGTCCGTGATGGCCTCGAGGTGCGCGCAGATGAAGTCGATGTGCCAGCCGTGGACGTAAGGCTGTCCTGGCTCGATCACGCTCCACGCGTGTTTGACGAACTCGGCCAGCGACAGTTCGCACTTCCGCTTTTCGACCATGCGGTACAGCGCCGCCGGATCGACAGCGAAGGGTAGGTCAATCTTTCCCAAGGCTGGCCTGCAGCGCCGCGCCGAGAACGTCCAGTTGCTCCAGCGACAGGTTGGAAATGTCGAGCTGCGTGGTGGTCTTGATCGGCGCGGCGTCTGCGTCACCGCCGATGGCCAGCTTCTCGCCGTAGACCTTAGGCTTGCGCTTGCCCGCCGCCCACTTGTAGGCGTCGATGGCCACGCGCGCGGCGTTCGGGTCGATCTTGCCCTGCACCACCTTCTCGGCAATGTCGCCGATCTTGTCGGCGTCGTGGTCGGCCTGATCTTCGCGCGCGCGCGCATACATGGCTTGAAACTCAGGGCGCTCCCGCAACCACCGCATCACCGTCGGATAGCTGGGCAGTTCCTCGTCCTCGTTCAGGATCGAGACGAGGCTGTTGCCTTTGGCCAATCCCTCGACAATCAGGTCAGCGACCTCTTGTGAATAAATGCTCGGTCTTCCACCAGCCATATCATGGGCCTTTCATGTTGATGGACCCAAGATAAGCCATTCAGTGCGGGATGTCATCTGGCGAGGCGTACCATGTGCCTTTCGACGGTGCGGGCCGAGGCGGCATCTCCCGCTTGGGAGGCACCACCCCGATCTGCCGCAGCGCGTGGTCGAGATGCGGGGGCAGGGTCATTCCTCCCATCCCAATTCGCGCATGCTCTTCTTGATCGCTTTGATGGCTTTGCGGGCCATCTTGGCGTCGAACAGCATGATCAGGTCTTCACCCTGCCATAGGCTGATGTCTTCGGCGTCGTTTTCGACAATCAGGTCTTCCTGTTCCTTCGGGGATTTCACCACCTTCCGCATCACACCTCCCCCTCCATTTTGACTTCGCAGTCGCCACACATCAGGTTAGCGCCCTGCTTTGCCCACGCCTTGAAGTCGCATTCAGGGCAGGTGTGTTTGACTTTGGACAGGTCTTTTTTCTTGCCCGTCCCTGCCTCGCGCGGCTTGGTAAAATAGGGCAGGTCGAACGGCATCAGAGCCTCGAACGCTTTTTCGAACGCGCCACCTTCCTCGATGTAATGCATCATCTGCCGACCGGTCTGCTTGCCGCCGACCTCGCCGGTGTTGGACGGGATCAGGCCCACGCGCTCCATCAGCTTGACCCACTCGCGGTTGTGGTGGCCGTTCTTCGACGGCTTGCCATATTCCTGCTGTTCGAGGTGGGTCATCTCGTGAACCAGCGTGGCCAAGATGTCCTTGATCTCGCGGCTCATGTTCATCGGGTTCATCGAGATTTCGTGGGTCGTGTCGCCATCCTCGCGGTGGGTAAACTGATCGGCCCAGAAATATCCGAGGTTCTTGACGCTCTTTCGCGTCAAAGTGAACACCACCGGAGGCAGGCGATCCTCAAACAGGGCCTTGTTGAAGTGGTGAAACGCGCGGTCGAGGCCGTTGTACGTTTCGGCGGTGGGGGTTTGCCAATTGGTCAGCGCGGGCTGGGCTTTGGCGGTCTTGGTGGTTTTGGTCATGTTCACGGTCATCTCCTCGCTTCAACTGAAGACACCTTACATCGTACGATGCACGGTGTCAACATTCTTGTTGTAGGAAATCACACATTCTGCGCGGCCTGCAGCATCTGCTCCGCATAGGTGATGCACCCCACCCCGATTACGCCTTCCGGCGGGTTGCTCTCGGCCTCCATGTAGATCGAGGCCAGTTCTGCCAGTCGCCGCAGGGTCGCGCTCTCCCTGATCTCCTGCTCGGTTTTCATGCCCTTCATCTCCTCGAAGATGGCTTTGCACAGGTCATCGAAATTGCGGAACACGGTCATGCCAGCGCCTCCGAGATTACGCGCGCAGACAGGTCTTCATAGTTAAGAAGGATCGGCTCGACCTCGACCTCCGGCCCCAGCAGGTCGATCAGCGACCGCGCCGTGGACATGGTCTGAAACACCGCCTTGAACGCCCCACCCCGCTTGGCATAGGTCGTGGTGGCAAAGCAGGCCGAGATGTCGGCCTCGCCGCGCTCGACCATGATGCCAACGGAGACATGCTTCTCGTCGTCATGCATGAAGGAACTGATATACAGGGTCAACTTCATCACAGCATCTCCCCGATGGGTCCGTAGATCACCTGCTGGCTGTCCATGTCGAACGCCGTCAGGTCGGTGCGGTGGATGATGCCCAGTGCGAAGACGTTGTGGCAATAATCGTCATGGAACTCGGCGACGATCTTGCCGTTTTCCAGCAAATACTGGGTGACCCTGCCCGAAGGCAGTTCGATCTTCCGTTTGTTCAGGCGCATGCCGTTTCTCCTCTGCTTGCTGCCCGCTTCTAACCCACAAACAAAATGTTCGTCAACCCACATTTTCCTGTTGCGTACATCGTACGATGCTGTATACCAGTCCTACCAGCCAATACCGGCTGGCTGTTTCTTGGAGACTTGCCATGATCAACTCGACCATCTCCCTCGCCGACCGTTACGCCGCCGCCAAGGCGGCCTTCGACGTTGCCGAGGCCGCGCTCAAGGCGCTCAAAGCCGAAGTCAAAGAACTCGGCATGCCGCTCCTGCACGGCGTCACCTGCGACCTCACCCTGAACCTGTCCGAGCAGATGCGCCTCGACCAGAAGAAGGTCGCCAAGCTGCTAACCCCCGAGCAGATCGAGGCCTGCAAGTCGCCCACCCTCGTCGAGACCATCCGCATCAAAGCCAAGGGCATCGCGGCCTGATCCAGCCCAATCCGGACTACTTAGCGGGCCACGGGTGCTTATCCGTGGCCCAAACTACGTACTAAGTCACTGATTTCAAAATAAAACCCCGAGTGCTTAGTCAACTTAGTGCTTAGCGGCCTGAGATATATATATACCCAGTGGATATCCGGACCCCCAGACACACGAGAAATCATATATTTTTATAGATTTTTCCCTTATGGGCTTGTTTGAATATTTTGAATAAGTACCCTCTATAGGGTGAATATATCTATTAAATTTCAATGTCTTAGCCGTCTCGTTGTGCTTATTCCCACATTCACTATGTTGCGCTATGCAGTGTAGGCACTCGCTAAGCTCTTGACCGCCCCGCCCCGCTCCGGTAGCTACGACTTACGACATAGACATTCATAGGAAATCAACATGAGTTTCTGGGACGATATTGACTACGGCTTTGCAGGAAGTTCGTACTCCCGCCGCCGAGATGTGTCTAAATTCGGGATCAGCCCACCCAAGCGCGCGGGCGAGAATGGCCGCCTGTACATCCCCGCTCACCTGCGGGCGAAGGTCGGCCAGTACGTCCGGTACGTCGAGACGCCGGAGGGCATGGCGTTCAAGATCGGGGATCGGGGGGACTACAAGATCAGGCCCCAGAATTCGACCAGCGACATCCTGATCGCTCAGGCCCCGTTCGGGTTGTGCCGGTTCGCCAAGGACAGAACGATCAGTGTCGAGGTCGAGGATTTCAACGGCGGACACCTGTGCCGATACAGCCAGTTCACGAAATGAGAGGGGGCCTTCCGGCCCCCTTTTTTTCAGTCCTCGAGGACCACGTCATCGATCAGATCGCGCAGCAGCTCCATATCCTTGGCGTAGTAGATGAAGCTGGCCCGCTCCTGATCTTGGATCGAGTACAGTCGGGCGCAGGCGAAGCGCCCCGCCTGATGCTCCCGCATCAAAAACTTCGACACCCGATCCTTGTCGCCGCGCACCCCGTCGGTCATCTGCCGCACCGTCCACGCGCGGTTCTGCAGCATCAGCTTGCGGATGCGGTTGCGCTCCGTCTCGGTCATTTTGACCGGCTCCGCCACGGCGGCCTCGGGCGGCGCGGGGACAAACTTCTCCTCCAAGGTCACGCGGATTGCGCGCCACCGGACCGAGTACCGGTCGCGGCCATCCTCGTCCTTGTGGTTGTCGATGCAGTACGCGGTGATGAGATCGCCGCTGTCGATGCCGGTGACATTTACGATCTTGGGCGAGATGAATACCTGATCACCGTCCTCGCAGACCGCGAAAGCCGATCCTCCCTTTGTTTTGTTGTTAACCGTACAGACTTTTGCGATGATGTCACTGGGACGAAAGAAAATTGCCTTCTGGCTTTCCATTTGATTTTTTCATTATTTGCGATATCTTGACCATGCGATTTCTATTTCGGCCTGCTTGCCTCCAGTCGCCTCCCTCCTGATTTTATTTACCTCATTCGCGTACTGAGATGCCATGTACGTGATCAAATCAAGGTCTTCCGCCCTCACCCAAAGCCTAGGCAGCGGCAAGAATCCCGCATTTCTTAAGGCTTCGGCGCTTCGACCCTTCAACTCGCTTCCATTGCTCAATCTGCACCCCCACGGATGGCGGCGGCAAAGGCTAGCCCCGAATGGCTGTCAGGGAAGCTTTCCGCCACTTTCGCGCACCGTTCCCGCTCCGCCTCCACCGCCTTGGCGAGACGGGCCTCGGCGGCTTCTGCGCGGGCTTTCTCCGCCAGCATCAGGTTGTGCTTTTCATCGAACAGGCCGTGCCACCGCATCACCTCCCGCTCTAACCCTTCAATCCGGTCTGCCGCATAATGAAACATGTGCGGTTCAAATGCCGCATGGTCGCCAAGGTCGCGTAGTTTCTTCACCAGTTCGGCGCTCATTCCCCGCCCTCCCATGTATCGCGGCGTGATCCAAACGCATCCACGACGCCTCTTAAATTTGCGTCAATCATCTCTATATCCCGTGCAAATTCTTCGTTGCCGTCGATGAAATCCACGCAATTCATCCACACACGAGCAGCCCGCAGCGCCTCCACCGCCTTGGCTAGACGGGCCTTCAGATCAGCCATTGCCTCCCTGTGGATCGACCACGCGAAGTCGGGCTGACCGTAACGCGCCATATTTACTTCACGGCCAAGGCGCTCCCGCTCCGCCGCGATCAGCGCCTGCACCTCTGGCAGCGCGGCGAGAACGGCGGGGTCGAGGCGGACGTATTCGGTTCCGTAAGCGTCACCGAAATCAACCATTTGACCGCTGACAGATTTGCTCAGTTTCACACGATCCGGCGCGGTTCGGTTGTCGTTGCGGGTCGGTCGGTATGGCTCGGCGGTTGGCGGGCGGAATTCCGGCGCACTCATGCGTCACCCCCTTTCCGCAGGGCGAGGATGGCGCGGGCATCCCGCATCAACTCCGCCTCTTCGGCAGCGTGGCGCTCTGGATGCCATGCGCCTGACGGAAGCGCGACAAACCGCTCCACGATTGACAGCAAATCGGGCGCATCCGGCGCGGGCTGTGCGGGGGCGAGGGCCACAGGCGGAAAGCCCGTTCGGTCATAGACGGAACGCCCCGTTTCGCCCGCATCCACCCCCTGCGGTGCGGTCACGGCGGGGAGGGCGGCGAGGATCGTGTCCATGTTGTTCCGCGCCCAGACGATGAAAGCGGCGTCTTGGTCGGCGCGTTCGTTGGTGTCGTAAGGCGTTAAGTCAAAAAGATCGACAGTGTAGCCGTACTCTTTGCCGAATAGGGTGTCGCCTTCATGCACCCACGGCCCCGCCGTCACCCCATCCATCACCTTCCGCCCCTCTGCCACCAGCCCCGCCACGTCGGGCGCGGTCACGGCGGTCAGGGCGGCGATGGCGGTTGCGATGCCTTCGGGATAGGGAAAACGTGTGCAGATTTCCAGCGCATCCCCGCGCCTTACCAAATCATCATCGCTCATTTTGTCCTCGCAAATTCGTCGTGAAGTTCTACCGCAGCAGTGCAATAAGCGGCGTGAGCTTCTTCTTTGGTGTTGAAGTAACCAAGGTGCTTTTCGGTGCCGTTTGCCGATATTTGTGCAATCCACTTTGATCTGGCTTTGCTCCAGCACACTCCCTTCAAGCCCGACTTATTGTTGCTGTATGCCCTTCTGTTGAAGTTGTTTTGTGATGGCGATGCCATCCGAAGATTGGAGGGAATGTTGTTCGCCTTGTTTCCATCAATGTGGTCGGTAATTCCAGTCGGCCATTGTCCATGCGTTAGCGCCCACACAACATGGTGCGCCTTGGCGTGACGGTTCAGCAGGATTCCGACTTTGTAGCCTTTGCGATCTGTGCGGGTGAACGTTTCCTTTCCGGCGCAACGCTCATTCCATCCGGCAATCATGTTTTTTCGCTCTTTCCAGAACAGACGCCCGCTTGCTTCATCAAGGTGAAGCATGTCACGCAACTCTTGCACTGACGGCTTTCGGATCAGGTCGTTGTCACTCGTCATGGGGTTTTTCCTGCGCTGGCCATTCGTGGCGTGGTGGCATGTCATATGGCGGGAGGATCATGCCGCAACCCCGCACATCGCCCGCAGTTGGCGCTCCGCCGCAGCATCCGCCGCAGCCCACGCCGCAGCCCACGCCGCAGCCCACGCCGCAGCGCGTTCCTCTGGCGTTGCGTCGTCACGGCGCGGCATGGCAATCTGGTCGCGGACCCGCGTATCGTTGGGGCGTTCAGCCTCAAACAGGTGCTGCACCTGTTCGGCGCACCATGCCTGAAAATGCCGCGACAGACGGTCGAGCGACGGCACCTGCAGGCACCACAGCGCACCGTCCAGACCGTTGCTGTCGAGAATGGTCAGAATCGACAGCGGTTCGTCATCGGCCTGCGTTTTGCCGAGGTATTTCAGCAGTTTCTTCCAGCCGCCATGGCACGGTCCAGCGGCGCGGATTTCGTTCAGGGTCGTGTGGTAGTGATAGGTCATCACGCCTCTCCTTCAATCTCGGCAAGGGTGGAGCGGGCAACAGAACCAGCCCAAATCTTTTCGCTATACATGCCAGCGATCTCCCGCAGCGCCTCCACCGCCTTGGCGAGACGGGCCTTGCACTCGTGGTCGGCCCGATCTTTCAGCACCTCATCCCAATCCATGATTGCGCCGTAAGCGTCAGCCAGCAGCGCCCCTTGCTTGTCGATGACTTCGTTGGCCTCATCCCGCTCCTGCGTCATGGCGGCAAGCGCGGCCTCGGCGGCTTCGGCGCGTTCCAGAAGCGCGGCATTGCGGTTGAACGCCTCGGTCCATTTCCGCTCCAAAGCCTCGGCACGGGCGCGTTGATGTTCTGCGTCAATCCTTGCCAAACCTTCGCGGGCCTTTGCTTCTTCAAGCCGTGCCTTGAAGCTGTCGCGGGCTTCTGCCTGTCCTGCCATCCATGCAGTTGTCAGGTCGCAATCTTCGCCCATCGGGCATTTGCGGTCGTCACTCACGGTCGGTTCCTTTCGCTTCGAGGGCGCGGAGGATGGCGGCGGCTAGGGGGATCAAGGGGGCGGTCATCGCGATTTCTCCGAATACGGGGTCGCGGGGGACGCATCGACCAGCGCCAAGACCACATCGCGGTATTTGCCCCACCATTTCGCCGCGCGGCTGTCCATCGCGGCAATCCAGCGCGGATCGGATTTGCGCCACAGGTCGAGAGCATGGCGCTGGCAACCGATTTGAAGCGTAGTTACCCCGCTGGCAGATTGCGTCCACGCGATGGGCCAAGTGTCGAAATGTGCGGTTTTTACCTCTCTCATGTTGCCCGTGGCACCGCGCAGGTTGGCATCGCGCAGGTTGGCATCGCGCAGGTTGGCACCGCGCAGGTTGGCACCG